GATAGAGGTGTGTAGTACGCCATTGGTAATAACCGTAAAACAAAATTAGTGATTACATCAATTTTCATTATTTTTTGTAACTATGAAATGGGAAGATAGAAAGACCATCAAAAAAGAAACACAAATAACAACATTCATCACCAATCAAAAGAAATTAGCATTATGGCAATCAGTGTAATTAAAATCAAGAAGTCAGCAACTGCAAGAAATGAAAGCTTGCAGATGTTTTTCAATGACATCAACAAATATAAAACCCTTAGCAAGGTAGAGGAAATTCAGCTTTTTGAAAACCTTAAAAAAGGCTGTAAAAAAAGCCGTGAAAAGCTATTCAATCACAATGTCCGGTTTGTTATTTCCGTTGCCAAAAATTACGGAAATCAAGAAAACAAATTGAACGACCTTATCCAAGAAGGTTCCATCGGTCTATTGAAAGCAATTGACCGTTTTGACCTTACCAAGGGCTTTAAATTCATCTCCTATGCCGTTTGGTACATTCGGCAAAGCATCATGGAGTTTTTACATGAAAATGAACCCACGATTAGAACCCCAAGCAAGAAACTGTTTTCTTGCAAGGTGGAAAGAATGTATAATGAATTTGTTGAACATTTTGGGATTGAACCCAGCTTGGGAGATTATGAATACTTCTTTGACCTTTGCCCTCGCGAAATTGGAGATTTGCGAAATTTCCAATTGAATCTTGGAATGCAATCTACCGATGCTCCTTTGAGCGTAAGCGATGAAAATGACACTACCATAGGCGAATGCCTTGTATCAAATGCTTTGACCCCTGAAGATATTTTGGAGGCAAAGGAGGCAGTTAAAAGCCTTAGAGAGAAAATGTCGGTACTGACCACTAGACAACGCACCATCATGGAAAAGTATCATTGCCTATTCGATGATTGGGACAATATGTACACGCTTGCCGATATTGGTGAAAAGCTCAATATCACAAGGGAGCGCGTAAGGCAAGAGGCTTCAAATGCTAAGAAACTATTACAAACAACTTTCAAAAGAAAACATAGCTTCAAAGGAAAAAAAGCTAAAAGAAAAGCTACTGCATAATGGAAAAAATAAAAAACTTTGAGAATGCCAAAGAGGCACTAGATGCTTTCAAAGAACTTCCAAGCGAGGTTCAAAAAGAGGTGTTGACAATGGCAAAAATCGTATTGGATAGAAAAAAGGGCTTTGACGCTCCTTACTATCAATACAAATTCCCATCGGCACAAATGACATCCTTTGAGTTCTTTTGTAAGGGTCTTACGGATGGGGAATTGCAAGACTTCTTAGCATACTTAGTACATGAAAGACAAGTGAAATCGGTATCCAATTTCTTTTCCTATATCCTGCTTTTGATGGCCGCCGCATGGATGGCCTACGGCTCGATAGGCTTTGTTGTTTCGGCTGCTGAAAAGAATGTATTACTAACAGGCTTGTGGGAATTTGTAGGGCCTCTTATCAATGTGTTTTACCTTCATTACCTAATCGAGGGTAAAACGCTCAAAAAGCGGATATTCTTAGCTGTTCTTTCAGGCGTTGGCTTTTCGCTAGGTTCAATGCTTACCATTGCAGCAGGGCCAATCCTAGCCCTTATTTACCTACTAGCTACTACAGCATCTTTTATCGTTTCAATGTACTTGATTTTGAAAATGAGCGAATTTGAACTTTAGTCCAATCTTCTTCTTTTTAGTGTTAACATTAGCCTGCCTGACAAGCAGGCTTTTTTATTGATATTTGTAATATTTTAAAAATAATTACAAAAACACTTGTAAATTCTATCGAATAGCGCTACCTTTATCCGACAACATTTTTTACCAAACCAAAAAAAATATGCTTAAAAATTTCAATGAGCTTTCCGAAAATGAGCAGGCTATCTACATGGGTATAGCCCGTGCCATGCTCAAAGATTTGTGCATTGACACCACCGATTATTCGGATGGTGAAGTTCAATTCGGTGTGAATCTTGCCACCGAAGATAATGCCTTAGTATTAGAAAAAGCTATCTTGCTTTATACATCAATCAACTGCATTCCGTCACACAAAGGAAACCTTGTCAAGCTCGATGACTACACGCCAAAAATTGGCGATAAGTGCGAACTTATAGAAGATGTAGAATATGTAAAAAGTTTGATGGGTCATCTATTCAGAAAAGGGGACATTCTTTGCGTGCGCGACATTATTGCTAATAAGGCGCTTTGCTCTTATTGGAGTAGTCACCCGATTAAAAGTTCTATTCTGAATGTAGTGCCATTCAAAGACCTTAAAATTATCAGTCGTAGCGGAAAGCTTGCTGCTCCTGAAAAATTGCCCAACATAGACCCTGAAACCTGCGAGCTTCAAATTGCCGACAAAGTTCTACTCAAAAAACATGGCGGTGACATTGGAATCATCATGGCTATTTCCCAAGACAAAGATGGGTTCATCTTCTTTGTGTTCAATAACTATAGAGGCTATCAACAGGAAATCCAATGTAAGCGAGAAGATATGACCTTGGTTTGTCGTGATGAATGCTGGCTTGTTGATGAAAGTAATTTTTTATAAACCACTCAAAATTCACTATTCCAATGATACTAGCTATTATATCAGGTGTTGCCTTCGTAGGTTTTTTGATTACCCGTGCAGGCGGTGCCAAAGTCAGAAAGAATAAATACAAATTCAAGTGATATGAAAATTAAAACTATCGAAAGGGATGGTCATTTGCTTGAATTATCATCTGTCCAAACAGTTGACTTGATGTTATCCCATCCGTCAAGTCTTGGTAACAGGCCATTGATTGAGCCATATACCAAAGCAGGATTTGACACTAGCTTTGAAACTACTTTTCAGGTACAAGAAAACGACCTTATCAGCTTCCAAGCCTCTCACTTAGGCACTAAGTCGAATGTCAAGATATTAGTCATTTCGGTTAGCCAAAGACAGAAAAAGACCATGAGCAGAAAGCCCGAAAAATATACCCTTTACACTTTTACGTGTCGGGTAATTAGTAATGAGATTGAAAATAAAACTATTTGAAAAAATGAATATCAGATTCTACAAAAACACATTGACTGAAAGCCAAATTATTGAGCTTCTGAAATTAGATGATAATTTCAAGCTCGATAGGCCTCCAATTATTGAGTTTCGCCCGAACATTCATTGTGATGGAAGCGGATATTTTGATGTTTTTTCAAAACGAAGAAGCAGAATATATCGTACAAAATCTACATTTCTGCGATTGACGATAGGCGTTTTGTTCAATGCTCGGCAAATAGAATTATACGAAAAGTTTATCAATGAAAGCTATCGGGTCAAAATATGCCCATATTGGATAGTGGATAGTGACAATAAAAAGCAACTTTTCATTCAAATGATGGGAAATTTCATTGATTTGAACTATGAATATCCGTTCATAATTGGCAAAGAAGGTAGCCTAACCTTTCAGCATCAAGAAATGACTATCAATGATTTTTACGACCATGAGGAAAGAACCATTTACAAATACGAATTACAAAAATTTTAACCCATGCTTGAAAAATTTATCATTCCAACACCAATTGTTTTTGTGCGTTACAAAGACGGTGAACAAATTGAAGCGAACGAATACACTCTTAGAAACATTCAATTGGAAGTCGCTTTGGGTTCTCTCGATGCTGCATTCATAGCAATATGCGACCCATCTACAGATACTATTCATTCTATGGACAAAAGCGGTAATATTATCCCTGAATTGACTAGTGACATCTTTACAAAGAACCAAGCCCTAGCCAATGAGCTTTCTGCTAAAGAATGGCAAAAAGCTTGGGATATTGAAACCAATTTCATGTTGAATTTCAAATCAAAAAGAATATTCAGTAATGGATTTCTTGCAAGTACTATTTTGTATCGGATTAACGCTATCATTGTAGCTGAAACAAAAAGAGAAGCAATTACTATGCTTCGATTACACTTTCTAAGCACCTTGGAAAAAGAAGATATAATTGGCACTACGCATCAATCTCTACCGGAAATATCCGACCTCATTTTCAAAAATGCAAAATACAGTGAGGTGAAAGCATTTGCAGGGAAGACAGAAAATGATGCTATCCATAAAATTGAAATTACAGCTACCTATGGATAACCAAGAACATTTTGATTGTCTTTCTGAAGCTCAGGAGCTTTACAAGCTACTCGAAAGCATCCCGAATGAACACAAGGACAATGCTGCCAATGCCTGCATAGAATTTGCCCTACGTTGGTGCTTGACAAATGAAGATTCAAACCGATTATCAGAACTCAAAGAATTTATCAAAAATGAATAAGCCTAACCTGTTACCTATTTCACCTACTACCATGCCGGTACGTGAATGCTTAATTGTAATTCACTTTCTTGTAACTTATAGCAGTAAAGAACAACTTTCCTATCAAATGCTTTACCAATGGAAGCCAATTGATAGGACACAATATCCACATTGCTACCTTAGAGAAACTGAAAATGATTTGGTAGGCATTTTGAATGATAGCATGGCTTTCAATGATGTAAAAATATACAAATCACATGACAGTATTTTTGATAATTGCCTTGGATATGAGTTGGTCCAAACCGACAACATCTTCATAGATAAGTCACATATTGAACAACTGCCAAAGCAAATCAATGATATTTTAGCTGACCCATCCAAGGGCAGAAATTACATCCAAAATATTGACGGACAAGACTACTTTTTCACTATATATGGTATAGATGGACAAGCAAGGCAAATTGTCCGTAAGCGAAAAATTATAGAAGTTGAACGATTGTTCGAGATGCCTTCGGGTTTGTCTATCTACTGTTCAAAAAATGAGGTTGGTGGGCATACTTATTATGGCGAAAGTAATGGGGGAATTTTGGCACCCATCTTCCCAATTTTCGATAGTGTTATTTCTACCAAAGAAGATATTTTGACGGCATTAATGCTTGAGTACGGCCTGAATTATGTCGAAAATCTTGACCCATTGAAATGCGAGTTACGCGATGGGGACAAGTGCAAGGTCGTGAATGTATATCCCGGCATTGAGCTATATCATGGAATTGACATAGTGACCGTCAAAAAGGATATTTTTGGACGCTTGACCATTCGCATAGGGAGTCAAGATATTTCCATGCAGCGCGAAAATTTGCAGCTTGTGGAGCGCAATGGAGTGAAGTTGATGCAAGACCCTAGAATTAGTTATGGAAACAATGAAGATTTCATCTAATAAAAAATAATATAAAATGGATTATAGCCTTAAACAAATTAGAGAAGATTTTAAAAAGAGTGGGGTTTTTTATACAACATCCGAACTAGCTGAGTATTTAAAATCCTTGATAGATATTGAATATTCAGAAGTATATGACCCTACTTGCGGAAACGGGCAACTTCTTTCCGTTTTTGCAGATGAAATAAAAAAGTTCGGTCAGGAAATAAATGAACAACAATTACAAGTAGCTCAACAAAGGCTAGTAAATTTTAATGGATATTGTGGTGACACACTAAAAGACCCGCATTTCTTAGATAAAAAATTCAAGTGCATTGTAGCCAATCCACCATTTTCAATAAAATGGGAACCACCAATGAAAGGTCTTTTTATAGATGAAAGATTTTCGGATTGCCCAGCTTTACCACCTCCAAGTAAAGCAGACTACGCCTTTATGTTACATTGCCTACACTATCTTTCAGATGATGGAATAGCAGTTATTTTAAATTTCCCCGGCATTCTATATAGAGGTGCTTCCGAGGGCAATATTAGAAAATGGCTAGTACAAAAAAATTGGATTGACAAAGTGATTAGAATACCAGGAAAGACATTTGTTGACACAACTATCGAAACCTGCATAATAGTTTTTAAAAAGAATAAATCCGATAGCTCTATTTTATTCATTGATACCGAAAGTAGCAAGCAAAAATTAGCTTCATTGGAAGATATAGTAAAAAACGATTATATACTTTCGGTCAATACTTACATAGAAAAAGATGAAGAAAGTAAGCCAATGATAGACCCATTACAATTGCAGGAAAAGGCTCATAGGTCAATGATATTGAGATTAAAGAAAAACATCGAAATGGATAAAATGATTTGCGAGCTTGAAGGGTGGGATTTCGTGCCGTACCTATTGCAGTTACAAGAAACTATTAAATCATATCTTCAAAAATAATTTATGAGCGTATATTGGGACAATTCCTCTCGTGGAGTTAACAAAAGAATGACAAAAACAAAATATCATAATTGTTGGCGTGCGGAAGTTACTATATCGGGTGTTAGATTCCGAAAAAGATTCAAAGATTATCAAGCTGCCTTGGATTGGGCAGAAATGATAAAAAACAAATTAAAAGGCGATTTACTATGACTGCAATCGAATATCAAACCCTTAGACGGCAAGTGAATGACCAAATTCAGGACATCAAGATTCGCATTTCAAAAATAGCCTACCAATATGGAATTTTTGAGAAGGGCAAGCTTATCGGTTATAAGAACTGCAAGGGCTTTGAGGTGATGAATTTTAAATGTGAGATTGCGAGATTGCAGGATATTTTGAAAAACACTTAAAAAACAAATATATGTCGTTCATTTCAAGACTTGAACTAATCAATAACATCCAAATGAATAATGTCAATGAAAGTGGTTTTGATGTTATCTTTGAATTGTATGTTGAAATAAAACCCATGTCAAAAGATTTGACCTATACTATCAATATAACTATGAGCTGTTTTGATGTTGTTATAACTGAAAGTCAAGTCAATGGGTATATGGGTGCAATTGAAGACTTCATCAAAGGTTATCTCGAAGATAGAAGCAATATTCAACGCGCCCGTGACAATATCGCTCGAATTAGCAAAAGAATAGGGTTTATTGAGTAAAAAACAGAAAGCCCCCAAAACGTGCGCTTGATAATCAGAGGCGATGGGGGCATTGACCATACAAAAATAATCAATTTTATGAAAAACAAAAACGTTCAACATCCACAGCATTACGGCGGCGGTGATAATCCTTTTGAGGCTATCAAGGTAATTGAAGCTTGGGGCTTGGGTTTTCACTTGGGAAACACCCTGAAATATATCAGTAGGGCAGGTAAAAAAGACCCTTCAAAAACCATTGAAGACTTGGAAAAGGCTCTTTGGTACGCCAAAAGATACATCCAAGAAAAGCCAGCTACTATCTTCGTAAAAATCAATGAAGATTATAACGATGCTGATAAGATAGCAGATGCTTGGGGAATAGAAAATTACGCTGACACAGGAAGTGCCGATTTTTGGTTGCGTCGTTCCATATATCAAATACACCGCTACGCGGTCAACCAATATGAAAGCCACCAATTCGATTCAGTTTCTATTTGTTGCCAATACCTTGAAAATGCCGTTGAAATGCTGAAAAAGTAACCACCAACAACAAAAGCCGCCCAATTAAAGGCGGCTTTTTCATTATGGAGCTACAGGTAAAAAAGTATATGGAAGCGAAATGGAAGTTATATCTAAACAATGGCCTTTTTGCTCAAAAAGCATCTTGAAAAACACTTGAAAAAAGTTACTTCACAGTAATGGTATCAGTAGTATCTTGTGCGATAGGATAGGCTTTTTTGCTCTTGCTACCTCTATCGCCAAAGGTTACATGGCGCACCTTCTTTTCATTTGGTTGCCCTGCAAAATTTGTAGCTGACTTGATACTTGGTACATACTTACCAAGATTTCCATAAGCCATTTCATAGCGTATTGCTGCGCTTGATACCCAGCAAAATAGCATAATGACTAATGCTGTGTTTCTAACTCTTTTCATCGCCTTCATTTGTTTGTTTGTCCTTTCCATTTCTCAAAATTCTTATGATTTCCTTAGAATTTTTATCAGCTTCAAATGCGTGCATAGACACCATTAAAAGCTTTTCTTTCAATTCCTTTATCTCTACGTTTTGAGCTTTGACCTCCTTGCTTAACATGGCCGTTTCAAGTCTGCTTTCTGCCATATCAGCCGAAAAAGACTTTTGTTGCATCCAAGACATAATCAATTGCATCATAGTTGCTACAAATGCCGCTACGATAGTTGCTATTGTCGATGCCCAAAATAAGAACTCTGCCATAGTGTAAATATAGTGTTATTTTTTAATAAGTTATCTCGAATACACCCGAAAAGATGTAGTTCGTAGTAGCAGCAGGAAAGTTAGCCGCTCCGGTTGTTGTAAGACTTAGGATATTTCCTGATAATGTCCTGACAAATAAAGCTGAGCTATTCGATGTTACCATTCCGCAAGAAGCTTGATTGATTGGAAGGGTGTGTGGTAATCCAAGATTCAAATTCATGCCGCTTACTGCCCCTGCAATGGTAATATTCAGCTCAAATCTAAGAAAAATTTTGTTTCCATCATACTGTACCCTAGTAGTTGATGAATTAAGTGTTGCAGTTCCACCGCCCGAACTAACCGTCAAAGATGGAGCCGCCGTATTTTGATAGTGCGTATCCACTTTGACAAGCCTCCAAAAGAACTCATCTTCTACAAAAACAAGCACCGTATTTCCCTTGACAACATAATTAGTCAAGGTGATAGGTGTCCATATAGGCTTATAACCAACCGGAACGGAAAAATCAAAAGGTTGGATATTCAAAGCATCCGTACCGCTCACAATCAAATAACAAATACCGCCCCCAAGATTGCCCGTTGTTGTACCTTGGTCAAATGACTGAGATGTACTAATACCCCTAATGATGTTATTAGGCGTGGAACTGTTACCAAGGCTATACACATTGTAGTCAGGAGAAAGCGCTACAAGGCCACTTGCTAGCGTTCCGACACTACTTTGCTTGTTGTTCAATATTTGTTGCTTCCAAAAGCGATTGACACGCCCTAGAGCAGCTTCATCACCTTCCTCAAAATAATAGTTCCCTGCATTGTCATAAGCAATCGTTACAGCGCTGCCAGCTTTGAGGAAATAATTACGGCCAAAGAATGCACCGTCAAAACGGATGCTGACCGTTGGGGAAAAGAGTGTGAACCTTCTAATGCGTCCACTTGCAGGCACCGGAACGGCATTGAATGCCGTAACCCTCACATCAATTGCAGGTGTACTAGTAGTTTGCAGGATGTAAAAATTTCGGTTCAAATCTTCATTGGTAGCGGTATTGTCTTTCAAGAAGATAACTGTCGCACTTGCTGCTGTATTGAGCGTGGCAATACCGTGATATTCCTCTAAGCCCCTGACACTTTGAAGCTCCTGAAAGTCGTTTTCGCGGTCTTGGTGTGCAATAGTTCCGTCATTAGCAAAGTCGGGTATAGATGCTTGGGTATAAAATACACCTGCATCGGTTAGGCTTGCCATAGCAGCAGGGACATATAGATAGCCCAAAATGACAAAGGTAAGTTCTTGGGTTGGGGTCAATGTCGGAGCTGTCGGATTGCTTGCAGGTGTGCCGGGTATAACGGAATATATGGCAGGCGAACCACCAACAACATTCACTTTGTTATGTTCTACCACAATAGCATCAATGCGAGGTAATGAGGGGTCACCTGCTGAAATTGGCAAAGTGATATTTCCATCTTCGGTAATAATGACACCTTGACGGCTACAACAGATGCTATATTTTACAGAAGATGTACCGCCCAATTGAGTTTTTGGCGCTCCTGTAACCGATGGACTAAGTGTTAGGGTCAAGCCTGCTGCTAGGATAGCATCATAGCCAGCGTAACGGCCTTGATTGATAATACCAAGGTATCTGAAATTCAGACTTAGTGTATCATCATCATCTTTATATTCGTAATAGCGTCTTTGTGACATAAAATTCTTAGTTGTGAGTTACTGAAATACCAAGATTATTCAATTGTGCGATATAGCTAAGGCCAAGCGCTGTCGGTGCTGCATTTGTACCTGCTATCTTGACCGTTCTACCTGTGTATAGCCCCGGCGTTGATTCACCCCTCAAAGTTACACAAATTTTCACCAAATCAAAAAGGAAACTATCTACTTCCGAAGCAGACAATCCACAGTTATTTGCATCAAAGATAGCATTCTTAGCCCCTAATATACCTTGACAAAGGGTAATATCGTAATATGCGATATTTGAACAATTATTGATAGAATATTTATTGATAGCTCCGAAAGAAGTCGTATGCGACACACTTGTAATTGCACTATCCGCAACATCAAAAACATCTGCTATCGGCATAGTTGAAACATCTAGGACGGTATTAAGTGCTATATTTTTAATACCTAAGAATTTTGTTTCACTAGGTCTGTCGCCCCAACCGGAACCGATATTCAATGTCGTCAAAGCCTGATTGTCTGAACAGTCAAAAACAAGTATTTCGCCCCTCATAGCATCAATGTCGATGGAAACGCAATCTTTATTTCCTGAAATAATGACATTATCAAGATTATTCAATTGAATAGTAGTCCCGAAGGTGACACCTGTCATATCGGGATTGCTAACGATGCTGACGTTAGCGCCATTGTCGAACAACAACGCTTCAAGGTCAATCGAATGATTAACCCCTGAATTTGTCAAAGAAAGAATAGTAGTTGCGGATGTGCTTTTCCCACCGCCCCACAAGCTCCATGTCAAAAGCGCGGCACCGGATAAGAATATTTCACCTCCAAGATTTTCAAGGCCCGACATATCCAATATACTGCATCCGCTACCTTCTACATACATCTTTTCAATCAAAGCGGTAGAACTTGGGGGGAAAGTAATAGCCAAAAGGTCAGGATTGCTATTGAATTGATATTGAGTAAGGCCAATGAAAAGTGTAAGGTCAAGGGTATTGACTATTTTTTGAGCTGTCATATTGATGCCCGTCACTAGTCCAAAATCACCCACTACAACATCCACCTGTTTCACACCACCTGTCAGGTAGTTATACGATGGATTATTGGAAGATACCCAATTTTGTGCGCCCGTGAAGTCAAAAAACAAAGTCGGGCCAGCATTGGTAAAAATAGGTTGGTGTACTCCGATAATATCCGTTTCGTAGAACCAATTTGCTATCAATGGGAACAAAGGAACACCATTATAAGTAATTGATTCTAAGTCTGCATTGATAGGCTCATTGAATTGAATGATGCTCCATATCGCTTGATATAGCTCAGGCGTAATCGTTGGCCCTGTCAGGTCAATTGTGTAGGGGCTACATGGTTGGCAACGGCCATTGTCAAAGGTTGGCCGTATATCGCTATCGAACTCCGTTGCGCTGTCAAATCCTCCTGTATCCCATACCTCTGTAATTACGGCCGTAATGCCCAACATAGCAAATAAAACCTGATAGCCCGGTATTGTACCGCGAATTGCTACATATCTATGCCAATGCTTAATGATGCGCTTTCTCATCATAGGGTCAAAGCTCAAAAATAAATAGCTATTCCCTAGACTTTGTTCTCTGTCTGGGATGTACTTATCGAGCATCGAGAAAGGCACTACCAAATTATCAAAGATGTTTTCAATGAAAGGCGTAATGTTTTCATCTATATCCTTTGCTATAATCTGATTGTACCGCTCTAATGTACCCTTACCATTGATGTCCTTATTAGGGTCGCTTTGTTTATCCGAACGATGAAAAAAGCGAGAAAATAAGGTATTGAATAGACTAAGCATAAGCAATTAGTGCAATAGCTGCTATGATTATTTTTGTAAGAAAATGGGCATATTGGTCAGCTCCGAATAACCACCAATGCCACTTATTTTTACTATCGGCTAAGAAAGGATATTTTACGCTCAATTTGCCTTTTCCAATGTCAATAAGTGTATGTAGCGGCGCTTCTAGTCCGAAGCCCAATAAGATAGCAACATACAAAGGTACGAACATTGTCAGTACCAAAAATACTAAAGCGCCATGCACTAGACCATGACAAAGGATAGGAAAAAAGGGCTTGCCTATGCTCTTAGCTTTGAGCATCCAATCAGTACTAAGGTGCGTAAAATCCCCGAAGAAAGCTGCGAGTTGAAGTAATACCAATAAAATTAAAATTCCCATGTTGTCGCTGTTTTTTGAATGTTACTAGATGCCACCTACCGAAGTAATTGCAAAATCCGAAGCCAATGCCGTAGGGATGCTTTGTTCTTGCAATTGTAGGTCATTGGTAGTATATGGATAGGTATAAAATTCAAAGGTATCATTAATGGCATAAGTACCTGTAATAGTGAATTGAACTTCTGTTTGTGACACCAAAGCTCCGGTAGAGAAGTTGCCCACAAAATTGTTATCCTTGAACAAATTGAAGTTCGTAGCGGATAAAAATTGAATAGTCCATCTATTAGTTGTGGTAGATGCTGTTGTAATACTTGGTGTCCATGTAAGTACCTGATTGATATTCGTAACACTAGGTCTTGCATAAGGCACAGGTACAATAGCCGAAATAGTAGAACTCAATACGCCTGTGGTGTTATCTATCGTTTGGTAAATATCAGATATGTGAACCGTACCACCTATTTGCTGATTAGCAGTTGAGAAGTACGCAAGCAGGTTATTGATAACCGCCGTTTCTACCTGTGAGCGTATGTAGTTGGGTGCAATACGTAGGGTGAATGCTAATTGTATTCTGATTTCCCCTGCTGCTTGTACGCGCACGCGCGTAGTAACCATTCGACGCGATTCGTACCAAGTCTGAACATCCGCTATCAGCACACCCGACGCAATGCCGCCGCCATTAGGAACGATATACACATCAACTGTTTTGCCACAATTGAAAAAGATGCTTGTTTGTTCTACGTCGGGATGTAAATTACCGATGTCTATATAGTTTTGATAGGTAACAGCCGTATTGTGTGTGCGAATGAGTAATGGGATATGCTTTTTCAAGCTATCCAAGCTTTCTACATCCGTACCGCCTGCTGCTCTATTCGGATTCGTAACACTTAAAGTCCATCCGGCAGGGACTACAGGAGGGCTAACAATATTAGTTAGGCTATTAGCTGCTACATTACCTGTTACGCCGTCGCATTGGTCATAGTTCAAGGTGATTGCAGCCCCTAGCGGTGGGATAGCGCCATTCACACCATCACCGAACTTGATAATGACTTTGCGCTGCTCATTCACCGTTTGAACAAAGGCTTGTGTAGCAGGGGCAGAATAGGCAAAGGTTTCTACATTTGACCATGCTACAAAGCTCACAAAGGCCACAGTCGAAAAGCCTGCAACCTGATTAGGGATTTCAAAGACTTGGTTCGCGGTTCCGTCCGATGTACCTAGGGAAAGCCCTGTGACGGGTCTTGCATTAGTAGCAGGAACGGTGACGGATAACAAAAATTCATTACTGATATAAGCAGGGATAGAAGCGGCGGCGGTAGTGAAAAACGATATACCGTCTGCTGTAACGATTTCCGTACCGATAGGGATAGTCAAGCCTGCGAAAGGTGCGCCCGTTGGATGGGTAACAGAAAATACAAGGTCAACCGTTGCAGGCTGCTGCGAGGCAATGCGATAATCGTACTGATTCGCTATTTTGACCCCCGTCCAATATAAGCGGCATCTTGTCAGGAAGGTTTCGCGGGCCATGTTGTCAATGTAGTACCCTAACATTTCGGCAATGGAGGCCCAAACGGACAGCATACGAACCAAGATGTTTGATTCGTTATGGTCCGTAATTTCAGGCGTAAGCGTTGTGAGGTAATTCAACGCCGTTTGCTTTATTTGGTCATAGCTCCTATCAATGTAGGATAGAAATGGATTATTCAATGCCATTGTCAAAATGTATTTTTATGTTTTCTCTGCAATCTTCCAAGGAAGCAACGCCGCTACTGTCCACAAAGGCACCGTTTTCGGAATATACCACCCAAGTGTATTTGTCCTTGCTTTTTTCGGTAATAGCACCTACCTTCTTGCCATTCAAAAGACATTCAATTTCGCTGCCTTTTCTTTTGAATTGCCACAATTGAGCCATATCAATATTTTAGTTCTCGATAGAAAGGGAAAACATAGTTTTCGATATTATTCGTAGCGATAATTCTATAGTTGATGTTGAATTTCAAGACACTTACCTTAGCCGAAAGCCCACCATCGGTTCTGTCTTCAATTTCTTTTTTGCTTTCGATGTCAAGTATCTGAATGCGCTTTTCCCAATTCTGTAGGGCCTCAACAATGAAGGTTCTACCCAAGGACATAGCAACGCTATCAGAAGGCAGGAAAAGCAGTTGATGCAATCTTGAACCAAAGTAGGGATTATGTTGTAATGTACCCTGCTCAATGTTCAAAATTTGCCGAATACTTTGTTCAATAGCTACCTTTCCCGTTACAACACGGCCCGCTCCGCTTGCAACTGCTAGCGGATATTCTAAGGATGTGCCGATATAGTTAAGAATGCTTGCCATTATGATAATTTTACTTTGTTCGATTTTGTACTACCGATACTTGTCTTCAATTGCGAAATATTAGAGCTTACGGTGGTTAATTCTGCCAAAACAGGCACCATAGCCGTCTGAAACGTTGCCGCCGTTGGTGGACTGATTGAACCTAGTGCGGTTGTCATAGCTGCGATAACTGTATTCAATTGTGCTACGACCTTCAAAAGTTGGTCTAGGTGTCCATCGTGTATGTCGCCGTTTTTATCACCCAATACAGCAGGTTCGTTTTCACCGTACAATTTAACCACATTATCCGACATTTCAATATATGCCCCATCTACATTTTGCAATCGGGTAATTTTTTTTCTACTATTGAATAGCAGATAGCTACCGCCTCGCTTGATAATTGACACATCGGGATAGTCTTCACCGCCAGCTTCTTTCGGAAATTCAGATTCGCCGCCCTTGGGTTTTGCCCACCATCCACCGAAATATGACGGAAAGCGTGGGTTGCCATTTTCAAAGCATACCCACACCCCATCACCGACAGCAGGAACAGCGAAAAACCCCGTGTCGTTACCAGCAATTGTTATTGGCCATGCCCAAACATCCAAGGTTTGTTCCCCTGTAATTTGAGCAATCTTTATTTTTATCCTACCTTGCTTTTCAGGGTCATTGTTATCCATGCAGATACCTCGATAGACGGAATAGAAAAGCCGTAAGGTATTTTCAAGACCATGCTTTTTTGATATTTGGATAAATTCGGTATATTCTAACATAGCTTATTGCTTTACTTTGAACTCAGTCTTTTTATTCAATACCCTATTCCCATTGGCATCAAAAGCATATATTTCTTTTTTGGTTTCTGCGACAACACCACCCACAGTTGTATTGACGGTGGACTTATCATCATTGGCCGTATCATTAGAGCTATTAGGGGAAACGGTAGCATTCTTTTTCATTTCCAAGGTAGTGATAAAACCTCCGGTACTTACATCGTCCGTAATGCACTTGATAAGAAAATTACCATTGTCATCAGAAACAGGAAGTCCGGTAATTGTCACTACAGTATTCAATCGAAGGGAAGGTGTGCCATTGATAGTGAGCGTACCTTTGATGCCCTCATATTGACTTGTCTTGGTAAGGCTATTTGCCTCATTGCTCAATTCATCAGCATTTGGATTTCCCGAAATTACCTTCGAGCCAACACCGGAAATGCCCAAAGCCTTAGATAGGAATCCGCCGCCGTTTTCATTTATTTTTCTATTGAACTCACCGCCTGCCGAAAACTCATATCCGAACTTTCCACCCAAGTCTATATTTTCGCTCAATGTACCCTTGCTTGCCGTTTTTTCAACTACCTGCTTTTCGTTCGGGTCAAATCCTACGATGCTTGTCCCTGCGCTGCCAATGGCACTATCTTTTTTTTCCTGCTCCGAAATAGCAAATTTGATAATCTTGCTGTCTTTGGCAAAGTCAAAGGTAAGGTCGGATGCTTGGTCAGAACCGATGCGCTCCAATATCAAAAATCCGTCATCTACATAGAGGGAAAAGTTACCGCTTTCATCTTGCTGCACAATCTCCATCAAAAAAGCCCAATCATCTTTTTGGCTCTGAGGGTAATTGTTCCAAATGTAGGTAGAATTTTCGCCCTTGAACTCTAATCCGTACTTTACTGCAATCTCCTTGCAAATGTCCGTTGTGGTTACGCTTGACCAAACCTTATCGGAAAAGGATTTTTTGATAACAGAACTCACATCCCTAGCGGTCACCTCCATTGATACTTTGGTGCCGTTGTAGCTCCTTGCTATTTCGACAATCCTAGCTTGATGCACTACAGATTTCAAGCCTGCTTTGAATCCATATTGAAATTCTACCGTCATGCCCCTTTTTAATGCCGTTGCCGCAAGCTGTATATAGGACTGCTCAATAGTGAATTTCAATTCGTTTTCCTTTTCCACCTCTCTCTTATAACTCATCTTGGAAACAAAGTCGGATATATCCACCTTGTTCCCGTCAATGGTCACAAAAAAGCTTTTGAATGGAGCGTAATTAGGCATAGTTCTTAGAAGCTAATTTTTGAATTTTTAGGCTCGGTTTTTTCACCGCTCAATTTTTCGTTAATGGCTTTGGCCTTTTTCAACTTTTCAGCTTTTTCGATTTCGAGCAAAAGCTCTTTTTCGATATGGTCATTGCCTTCGTTTTGGCCGCCTTGAATGTTTTTGTTTTTACCTTCCATGTTACAGTTTTGTTACAAAAATGTTACAGTTAATATATTGATATTCAGTTAATTACAATGTGCTTTGTTACAAAAATGTTACAGTTTTGTTACACTTATTTGAGTTCCGGTTGCTGTCTAAGGATATTCGGTAAGACTATTTCAAGGTCGGAAATCGGAACTAATTCACCATCGCCAACAATCATATTGGGTTCAAGTGGATTGAAGACATTGTTCCTATCAGCTAAGAGCCACCAATAATGGTCGGAATTTGCTACAACATCCCTATAGGCATTATAGGACAATAGCCTAAGTTCATCATCTGTCTTGGGAGTGATATAGTTGTCCGTTTGGTCCTGTTTCACCTCCAAAGTGTCACGCATTAGGAGCTGTTCACCGTCACCGAAATCAATGATTCTACCGTTTTGATATAGGTTACTGTCCCTTACTTTCAATGTTGTTGCCATAGGTCAATATCATAGAATTTTTTCAGGTTATTGTAATAAGCTTCCTTGACTACTTCAATCTTGAAAGGGTTTTGAATGAAGTTGTGTATTGGCCCGAATACACGGCCATACAATCGCTTTGGTACTAGCTGCTCAATGACCCTTATTTTTTCGTAATTGGTCATAGACAGATACTTTTTGGAAAGCAATATCTTGAACACGTCATCATCTTCGGCTTTGGCCCTATTGATAATTGACTGTTCAATAGCGCTCACATTGCTTGTGATGTAGGCCGTTGTTGTCAAAGAAATGTTTTGCCCTACAAACTTGTGCATATTCCTTACAAGGATGTCCCTAGCAGGGATAAGATTCACAGGTTCGCCCTCCATTGGTGTGAATGGCATAGGAACAAAATGTGTGCATTGTAAAAATACATTCAATTTCCTGCCACTAAGATTATTGCAATTCTTTTCGGCATAGCGGACATTATCTATCAGTTCCGAAACATCCAAGTCATCTTCTTGCTCAAAAGGATAGCCAACGACACAATATAGCTTCAAGGTAGTGCTTTTTTGATTCGATGTTTCAAAGTACTTCAAAAAAGTTTTCTGTATCGCCTTGTTGGTAATATTGGCCCTATTCACCGTCCTACGTGCCTTTTCTGTTAGTCCGTCAATAGCTGTGATGAAATAAGAATTATTCAAGCTCCAATCGGTTTCAGCTATGGTGTTTTCACAGTCATTCAAACCCGACTTATAGCCTATGACCTCCTTATCTGTTTTAAGCTCGTTTTTCCAAGTATATTGACAGAAGTAACACTTTTTGCGGCACCCGATATGAACCTCCTTGATACCTTTCAAGTGCGTTGGAATTTCCCCTTCTTGAATCGAATCAATGTCAAGAAATTCCGTTAGCTGTCCTATTTGATATACACCTTGCAAGTCAGGGTCTTTTTCTCGATACCACACATTGGGCAAGTCTTGCCCTTGAAGTATCTTATTGATTAGCCCTTCACCGCGTCCCCAACAAGCCGCCCAAATTTTCTTTCGATAAGGCGTTGGATTGGTCATTCCTGCACCGCCTATGATAATTTTAGACTTGACCTCAATATCCTTGATAGTATAGAGTAGGTTATAAGCATCGTAGTAACTGACAATGGATACCAAAACAAAATCCACCTCATTGATTTGACTAGCTGAAATATAGCTTACTTCATAGGCTTGACTGTCAATTTCGGATATTATTTTTCGGAATCCAAAGTGCTTGATATTATCAAAGGAAACGTTCTTATGTAAGTCGCGTTCTTTGATTTTTTCGGTGAAGATAAGAATGCCTACTTTTTCCATTTGAACCCACACTTAGGACATTGGCAATCTTGCGTTTTCGGCGCTTGACCACCGTTAGCGAATTGCGACGGGTCGTATTGTTCGCCTTCTTGTTCATTGTCTTGATTTTCGAGTGCTTCCAATTCTTTTTTATCAAATCCGTAACGCTCCAAGTCTTCTTTCTCAAATTCTTTCAGCACTTCAAAGTCCCAAGTACCGCCGCCCTTATTCGCTACAATATTTGCCTTCTCGCGCTGTTTTTCTGTCCACCGGACTTCTCTATAGTTCATCTTCACACCGTTCCAAATGGCATAGCCGTAGGCAACGGTGCCAAATTCATCAGGAGCGTCATTCCTTTGGATAATTTCAATATCGCAATCATTGATGTCAATCACTTTTGACCTCTGATTGCCCGATATAATTTCATTGCTGTTAAGGTCAATCACAATGCCTGAAATGTCCCCAAGCTCCTTGATGGTTTCTTTGAGGTCATTCAATTGCTTTCCGCTAATCTTGCGAGGGTTCTTGTGATATTCCTTGAATTTTTTAGACTTTGCCATATTTTCGCTGTTTTGATGGTTTTATCTACCGTAATTCATATTTCTAATGTCGTCCCCATAGATGTCCCGTTCAGTATCTCGAACGAAATTCAAAGAGGCTATTGCATATAGAGGCAATGCCCCTGCTGAAAGGTCGGGTACATCGTATTCAACGCCTACACTTGTCAGAATCCAAATTTCATCTTTGAATAAGTCTCCGAAGACAATCTTTAATCTCGATGGAGGTCTTTGTCTTTCGCTGTAGGTCATGGATTCCAACCACTTTATTTTGCGCTTCACGTCCATGCGGTTCGATTCCAATGAATAAAAGTCCATTGCAAAGGATAGTGACGTACTACCACCTACAAAATGATGCAGGTCATTGTTACGGCCAACAATAGCGACATTACTCACATTGGCCGTGCGCTCATAATTGATTTTATCCGGTGTATATTGAAATGCTAAGGTTTCCACTTGGGGCAAGTCAATAGCCACGATATAAAGCTGTGATAATAGTTCTTTCCTTGCCATACCTTACTGTTTGCTCATTTCATTTGTGTGATATTTCGCTTGTGCTTGTCCGATTTTTTCACCGTCAAGCTCCAATATAACAGGTTGTGGATTGATTTGTATAGGCGGTGTTGTGCCTTGTCCCGATGCAGCCGCCACCATAGCAGACAGCTTGTTTCCGATACCACCTTCTGCAACACCTGTAGTTCCTTGTTGCGCCATTTTCTCTTGCGCTGCTACAATTTCCTGTGACCCTGCTTTAGATTCTACTGCCTTGCCTAGACTATCGTTAGGGTCGGCACTTTCACCACCGAATAACCACTTGATAGCAGGCCCTACTAATGGAACGGATGTTACACTAGACCACAACCAACCTGTGAAACCTTTCCAAGCGGACTTAATGCCTTCCCAAATGTAATTGATAAGATTTGCACCCCAATCGAACATCGCCCCAAGTATATCCCATGCAGCCGATAGCACACCCATGAACCATTGCCACAACTTCACTAGCACATAGATACCGGCAGCGATAAGACCGATAATGATAATGACAGGCAAGAAGGCAATAATAATGTTAACGGCTGCTATACCTGCTGCAATAGCAATGGCCGTGAATACTCCTACTAGAATAAAGCCTACTATTTTACCTGCCGTAGCCCAACCCTTGACCGAAGACGTGGTTTTGTTGATGCCGATACCTATTTTTGACAGCGCACTTCCAATAGCTGAAAATATAGGGGAGATTACGGACCAAACGGCGCTGAATCCTTGCGACAGTCCTTCGATAAGTCCCGTCATGTATTCTTTGATGCGAACAATCCAAGTACCAATATTGACAGCAAGGCCACCAATACCCATCTTATTGAGTTTTTCCATTGTGTCACCCGATATAGAAAATGTTTGATTGACCCTATCCCATGATGACCATACCTCTTGAATTGCTTGAATGATACCACCCAATTTTTGAAAGAATCCACCGATGCCGCCTTGTACTTCACCATTGAAATTTTTGAAGGCATTGACGGCCTTATAGATAACCCCTACAAGCAAGATGAAAGGTAGTGCAATGGCAAGATAAGGGCCAAGCGCAACAAGGCTTCTAAGAGCTGCTTTTGTCATTGTGCCGAAAGCAACGGAAACAAACTTGATACCCTGCGCTAATCCAACGGCGGCACCAACAAGGCCAATGATACTAACCGTCCATTTCAATATCTGCTTACCGATTGGTGAAGCTGTGAAACTTACAAAGGCCATGATAAGACCATTGACAATATCGAACAATGGAGAGAAACCACCTGCAATAGCTTCGCCTATCCTAGTGAGTAGGTTTTGAAAATTGCGCTGTATCTTCTCTAATTGCGCTCCAAAAGTTTGATTCAAAGCATTAGCCTCGTCCACTACACCTGTGCCGTTGGCAATAGCATCGGAGGCAGCCGCTTGTTTTTTACGAATATTGTCGGACTGTTCACCTATTGTTTGGAATAGCTTGACCATTTCGCCGCCGGGGATGCCCAAAGCTTTCATTCTTTGAAACATTTCGGAGCTTGACAAGCCTTGCTTTTTGAAGCTATCGGCAAGCATCAAGATAGCCGCGTTCGGGTCTTGATTGAATAGGTTTTGGAATGCCGTTGTACTCATTCCGACCTGTTCGGCAAATAATCCCATTTTTTTGGGGTCGGACATGGCTTTCATGACAGCATTCAACTTTGGCACCGAACTTTGTGCCTTGATGCCAGCTTCCTCCAAGGCAGTACCAAGCCCTAGCGCTTGACCTGCTGTGAATCCTTTGTCGCCAAAAGTTGCTATTTTTTGTGCAAAATTAGCAACGCTTTTCATATTCGCGGTGGAACTGTCGCCCATAGTATCGAAAGCCGTTGCAAGCTTCATCATTTGTTCTTCCGGTGTAAGTCCCTTGGTGTCCTTGAAAGCCTTACCCATTTGAACCATCTTCTTAACCGCTTCATCTGTCTTGCCTCCGAAGTCTTCCCCTATGACCATGCCCACCATATTAGCTTTGGCAGCAAAGCCGTCTAATTGGTCTTTGGCAATACCCATCTGAGAACCCAACTGAGCAAGCCCCAATAGCTCAGGAACGGATGTGCGTACATCCATATTTTCCAACTTGGAGCGTAAGCCTTCCACTTCGGCACTTGTCATGTTAGTGACATCGGCAACACCTACTAATTGGTCAGAAAGTGCGGCGGCCTCAGAGATAGCCGAACTGACAGAAAATCCAATTCCCATCAGTCCGGCCATTTGTCCGAACTTACCCATGATAGAATCAGCCGACTTGCCTGCATCGGAATCCAAGCCACTCATACTGCCTCTAATCTTATCGGCTACATCTGTGAATTGGTCTTCCAAGACAAAAGCAAGTCCGAAACCAAGACCGCCCGCAAAACTTCCTAACATACGATTTGTTTTTATGTGTTACCTACGTCTAGTAGGTTGATTGGCTTTCATTTTTTCAATTTCTGACCTTTCCTTTGCCTGCAATTCTTTCAATCTCGATACCATCTTTTCAAGGGAATAGTAAGGTAGGTTTTCCCATGATAAAAAGTCTATCTTGATTTCTGAGAAGTGAAAATCTACAAAGGTAGCATCCAAGTCGATTATACTCGGCCAGAAAGGAAGAAAAAACCCACCTGAGCAATCAGGTCAATACGAATGGTTTTTTCGGCTGCTGTTTCATCTGGGTTATCAATGATTTCCACAGAATCCACATCGCCTTCGTACAGGTCAATTTGACGGCTAATTTCATCCCTGACATCCATCGGCATATCATCAATATGCTTGTCTTCCACCTTGACCCACATATCAGTTCCTTTCTTGCGTGCGCGTAAGTGTCGAGCTGTCAATTTACTGTGAGATGTAATTTTTTCAGGCTTCATTTCCTTTTCCATCAAACCGTTCATTAGCTTGAATGAAAATTCGTAGGTTTCTTGCCCTCCTTCCAATGATAATTCCAAGTCGAATACAATTTCCGTTGCACCCGGGGCGATGACTTCTGAATAGTCATTGAATTGTTTTCGGTAGGGTTTTGTAGGAAAGCAACCTACGTTATTCAATTTTTCGATAAGCTCATGGTAGCTTTTATCAAAATGCTGTTTGATGTTTTCCAAGATAGAATCTCGGTTATCTTCATCAATGAGGTGAATTTCTAAAGGCGTTTCTTTCTTGACACCTTTTTTGTCCTTCCATTCATGTACGTATGTGAATGTAGGCTTATGTCGGTTAGCTAATTGTCGAGATTCGGTAAGGATGTAGCGACGGTCGGCAGACAGCATCTTTTCTACAAACTTGATTTTTTTATACTGCTCCATTTCGTTCCAATCCACGCCCTCAATGGATACTATCACATCGGCAAGAATTGCATTGAACTTGTCGCTATTGCTTGTACCTTGTTCGGTAAGCTTGCGTTGATGTTTGGGGCTTAATGGCGAAATCATAGCCATAACGCCACATGGTAATTGAATTACCTTGGTTTCTACTTTAAAATTGAACATAAATTTTCGCTGTTTTATGTAAATTAAGAAAAAAAGAGGAGCCGAATCCTTTCACAGCTCGAACCCCTCTTTTCTATTCAATGAAAAATTGCAAAATTCCTTATTGGATAATTCTCCAATCGCCAACAATCAATTCGATTTCTCGAATAACATTGTCGTCACTACCTTTTGATAGCTGAATGCCACCTACTTTTTTCACCCAACAGTCAATAAGCTCATAGCTTTGAATGTTATTTCCTGCACCGTCTTGAAGGCGAATAACAAGCGTTCTAAGGTATTGGTCAGGTGTACCGCCCGTACCTGAGAAAGTGTCATATTGTTGCGTGAACCAAGCTACTGCCCAATCTTCTGTTTCATCAGTCGGGAGCAAGTTTGATAAGGTGGTGTTACCGACAGTCACACGGCCAGGCGTTTTGACTACTAAAGAACCTTCGGTATGTTCCGCTTCGCCAATGGACTTATCAGGCAAGGTGAAGTCTTGACAGATGAATTGATTCAATCCATTGGCCTCAACTACGTAGTGCGTTTGTTTTACAGGATTTACCTTTCCCATATTTTTGATGTATTTTTAAGCTTTTGAAAAAAAATATGACAATCCTACTTATGAGAACGTTACCCCTGCATTTGTAACAATACCCGTTACTTGCACTTCTCGAAGTGAGGTGATAGGTATGAAAAACAGGTTGAATTTGTAAATACCGTTGGCGATGTCAGCAGGTGTGTTGATAACAGCCTCAGAAGCCGTTTTAACATCTTGGTCACCTTCATAGCGGAAATTCTCAATACCGCGAGCTTTTTTGATGTTTTCCATCAATTGGCTTACGCTGCGATAGATTTCCTTCCAAGTATTGACATCGTTCGGATTGAACAATTGACCGTCTGTGATAGGCTTGATAGAATTACCGATGTAGATACAAAGGTCTGCTACATTGTCGAATCGAAGCAAAGAGCTTGCTACCTGCAAAGTTCTGTCACCCCAAGATACAATTGTTTGAACGCCATTTGCATTGACCTTTTTAATCGGGTACAAGCCTGCGGCACAAACATCATTGAACTCCTGTAAGCGAGAGAATGTGTCAAGGTTATAGACAATATCCACCGCGTTTTTGATTGTTCCCCTTTCGATGTTGGATGTGTTGTACCAAGCTCCGAAGTCCATATCTTTTTTAGCCGACAAACCTAAGAAGTCACCAATCCAAGAGATGGTAATTTCAGCCTCATTATCGGGTGGATAAGGGGACTTGATAGTGATGCCTCCATAGAGCATCGTAGCACGCCAATCGTCAATTTTTGTGCCGCCTGCATATACACCTACAGCATTGCGATAGTCAATTGCAGTATATCCGTTCACGCTTTCAGGTGTACGAAGGATAGCACGGCAATTTTTACGCAAAATACAGTAGTTCAACACCTCATTGTCAACGATATTGGAGGTAAATTCAGGAACCGACAAGCGGACAAAGCCTGAGCTTACATTATCGAAGGAACGAAGACCTGTGCCACCGACAGAGCTACCAATTACATCGGTAATACCAACGCTAGCATAATCATCCGTGCCACCTGAAAGGTTATTAGGTGGAACAACACCAATCGGAGCCGTTACAACGTCAAGCTGAATCAATCGCATAGATAGATTGAAGGCATTGACTTGTTGTGTGGTAGGCGATGTCGGGAAGTTGCTGTAACTTTCATTCAAGTCCGTACCGATAACAGTTGCATTAGTAGAACGAACAATGATGTCCACAGCATTTGCAAGACCGCTACGAGCTGCTACAATTTCAACTGAAACGGAATTACCCCAAGCTCCGGGGCTTGATGCCTCATAAGTGAGAGATGCAACTAAAGTAACGCTCCAAGTCAAACTATCCAATGGACTTGCATCGCCTGCAATGATTGCCACATATTCGATAGTGGTCAAACCACCTGAATAGGTTGCTGCACCTGTGTCAACTGTCAGGGTAGTAGTGCCGCCACCGACCTTTTGAACCGTGTGTGTCTGTCCAGCAGTCACATAAGCTGTAACGTCACCTTGTACGGTCAAAGTATCGTTCGTTACATCCACGGCTACAATTTTGTAACTGAGATTGAATGTACCGCCATTGCTGCCCGTTGCAGCTACCACCGTTGCAGTGCTTGGGTCATTGATGTCTGTGAAGTGAACCAAGCGGCTCACATACAACTGACCGCCATTGTCGAATACGCGCTTTGCATAGATGGGGCCTAATGCGTCGTCAGGGTCAATGATTTCCCCAAATTCGCGTCTGTATTCCTCCCAAGAGCGAAGGAAAACAGCTTCACCGATACGACCACGTTGCGTTTTGATTGCCACAGCAGGCACACCAACGGGCTGCGTGTTGGGTTGCACCGTTCTATCGGAAATCTTAAAATCTGTATTAGCGAATGCTTGCATTGTCGTTAATTTTTAAATTATTGAGAATCTACTATAATTTCACTTGGGGGCGGTGTTTCTTCGGGGCCTCCGCTACCGATTATCCTATTGATTGGTGGGATATTTGTTGTTGGAACGGTAATGCCCCAAGGCCCTATATCGCCGTCTAACCAAACGTCCACTACCTCGAATGCAATTTGACGTTCCAAAAAGTCAGCTATATTGACGGCATTTGTACCTAAGTATCTGATAAAAAACATCCGATTGTAGTCGAATGTAAAATCAGGTTTCAGTACCGGAATGCCAACACATGAACTACTAGTGGTCAAGGCTCCGAAAACAATGTCCGTACAAATTCTATCGTACTTGGTAGCTTCTTTGCCCGAACATACCGTGCGGATGTCATAGATAATATTCTTTGTGCTAGCATATACCAATTCTCTTTGATATAAGGTTGGCCCTGTTTGCGTCTGAACATAATCCGATTCCCCTGCATGGCTTATCGAACCATTGTTATACTGTCTTAGATTGACAAAGATGCGGTTATAGTTCTTTTCACCTCGATTGTAGTTACTGCCAACTCCGAATACATCAATCAACTGATTACCCCCTGTAATGATAGCAGCCCTAGCAGCTTCATAAGCAGGCATATTTGACGGAAATGACAATACATCGGGCAAATATCCACCTGCAACGGTTCTTTTCCTAAGCAGTTCCGTAATAGTACGGTCTATTTCTTCCCTAGTGAATGATACAGTTGCCATGATGCGTTTTTATTGATATTATGCTAGTCCGTCAATCACGTCTTGCATTGGGTTTTGTTCCTCTATCCAAGTGATAATTTCTTCCATTGTTGGCCTGAATAGTGGCCGTTCATAGATGCCTACTGATAGAGCGCCAAACTCTTGCACGGCGGCAATCATGGACACTTCTTCACCTTCATCTGTCTTTTCTCCTTCCGGTACGCCAATTCCAACGCCACTAGGTATAGAAATGATTGACAAGCTATCGTAAAGCTTTCCGCTTCTTATCCAAGTGTCAGTTGAATACCCGGCAGCATCCTTACTATCTATGTATGCTTGTGACAATGGCCGCCAACCTAAGTCCTGTGCATCTATGTGACCTTTGAGCTTCGATAGGGCCAATTCGCCCAACTCTTTCAAGAAGTCCTCTTTTGCTTTCTCTATCTTTGCGGCTACCTTTTCTATAGCAGCATTGACCTTTTCCCAATCTCCAATCTTCTTGAACTTTCCCCTTGCCATATTTTTAAGAAGCTTGATGCGTTTTTCTCTTTGCCAAAATCTTACAATAGGTTTGGCGCTTTTCAATTGCACCGCCTACAGACACATGGGTAATTCGATATTCCTCCCTAGTTCCATTGCCATTCAAGACTATCAATTCACTTGTATTGTTAGGAATTTGCGGATAGTCATTCACTAGCAAGCCAGCTAATTCGATGTAGTCAAGATGGATATACACACGGACATCTGAATCATCCCAAGTTCCACCCATATTCGTATCTTGCTTATTCAATACAGAGCCGTTGTATTCGACTTGTGCATTGAAATTATAATCCGTATATGTCCTGTCTTCTCTGTCTTCATTGAACGGACTTAATGATAGGTCGTTCGTTATTCGTATAGTGATAGGGGTTTTGCTGAAAGTGTCTAAGGTATCTTTCAAACCGTCCCTAATTTGTTGCAATTCTGCTGGTGTTAACAAATCCATAGCTTTGCTTTTTTATCGTTTACACCTATATAGCGGTGGGGCAACCCTGAAAGGATATTCAATGATTGGGCTGCTATTAGATGAACAAGAACAGTTCACGCTACCATCTTCACAAATTTCAATTGAACATCCGATAGCTTGTGCAAGGCAAATAGCATTTTCCTTGAAAGCTTTCATCATATTTTCAGTTTTGAGCGTTGCGGCTCCCGTTTCGTTAATCTTGATATAAGACCAATTGACGGAAACTTCACCCGATTTTGTAGAGGAAATGTATTTTGTAGGAGGTGCTACCGCTCCGCTATTCATACTATCTCCATTACCATTGATAACTGATTGACGGAACAAGATAGCCCATGCTACAAGGTCAGCAATAATCATTTTTTGTCTATCGCTGTACTTTGATTCATCTCCAAAGTCTGCATCGGAAATCTGAAAACAAGGCTGCATTTGTACCATGTACTGATAGATGTACCTTGAAATCAACTGTTCGTTCCAATTCGCTTCTACGTGTAAGGTATTGCCAACATTCGCATCACCCGACGCTAAAGAAGTATATTCAATTTCGGTGCTTGTGATGCCACTATTATAAGCCCATGACCTTACCGTTAGGATTTTATTTGGTTCTACCACCAAGTTTTGTTGACCAATCCAAAAGATGTCGGTCATATTGTTCGCAATAGTCAGCTTGCGAGTAGTGGTATTGACTGCGGTTATTGACAAGTCGAAAATAAGCAAAGAATCGTCAACCACAAAAGGCAGCCTATCGAGTACCATTCGATAGATTGAAAGCGATTGATTGTGATTGACGATTGCCATACTTATTTTTTGTGTGTTTTATCTACTTATTTTTTGGTCTTTTTGCCTTTGTTGTCGGTTTCGGTTTTTTCAGCTTCACCGCCTTCATTACCTCCACCGTTTTCGTTATTTTCGCCGCCTTCGTTTTCCTCTTTGCTAGCTTCCTCTTTTTCGGTTTCGGCTTCCTCTTTTTTCAATTCAGCTTCGACAATAACGATTTCACCGATTTTGCCTGTTTTCAAGCCCTTTTCTTTTTTCGCCTCAATTTTGGCCGCAAATTTCTTTTCGCGGTTCGCTTGTGCTTCTGCTTGTTGGGCTACATATTTGTTGTATTCTTGTTCGGTTGCCTCTGTAAGGACATTAGAACGAACTTGAATCACAACCGATTTAGGGGCTTCGCCTTCGTACTTGCTCACAGTAGCATTGTTGTAGAAGATGCCGTCAACGGTAGCGCCACCGCTTGACTTTTGGTCTTTAAGTTTGAAATATTTTGCCATGATTTTTTGCAATTTTTTTAAAAGAAAAGCCCCGTCCGAAAAAGAAAAAGACGGAGGGGCTTTTGTGATATGCTATTTTTGAATGAACTTGAAGCTTTGTGATTACAAGCCACGAGTAAAGCCACCCAATGCACGCTCGTACGCCTCGCGGTCGTATTCGGCAGGGAATGGGTTTGCGCTTACATTCACGGTGCTGTCCAAAATCATTGCAGCATCAGCAAGCTCCTTAACGAAGCAAGAAGTTGAAGACACTACGAATTTTTCTGTCAAGCTTTCGATGTTGCGGACATTTTCCATCATCAAAGGTTTGGTTGTGTAGTGAGCCATCGCAAAGCGAGGGTCAACAAACAACAACTGTCCACCCGAAGGGCTTGCGGCTGGCATAGCACCTGTTGCTTGTACGAAGTAGTCAGCAGGCATCAAGATACCACCGAGGTTCGCTTTGGTAGCAACACCGTCAAAACCTTTGAACTCAGGAAGTGCATACACCTCTTTCACCATTTGGCGCACACCCAATACAACGTTAGGGCTGTAACCCAATTCGGACATACCGATAACCAATTCCAACCAATCGTTATCATAGTCGAAAGAACCTGGGGTGGTCACACCGATAACGGGAGCAGCATCCAAAGAAGCGGCATTGTTACCGTTGATAAGGCGGTCAACTGCTTCATTGGTCAATTGGATGTCGAGGTTCACACCTACAGAACCTGCAATTTGAGCTTGAACGATGTTGATTTTCAAGTTACGAGCCGCACGGTCAGTCAACTTGAATGCACAACCGATGTCCTTGGTTTCCATTGCAATTTCGTCGAACTCCATAGTACCCATTTTCACAGTTTCACCCTCGCGAAGCTCTTGGAAGATACCGTTAGGGTTTTTGAAAACAGGAACTTTGATGCTGTCGAAAGGCACGGTTTCCATTTTGTTCACCAAGCGGCGATAAATGGCACGTTGTTGAAGCGTAGAACGTACAGCCTCGGTAACGGTTTCACCAATCAACCATTTGAAGTTTTTGTTCAATTCAGGGATGGTGGTGAAGCTCATTGCACCTTTGGAATAATCCAAAAAGTAACCGATGCTTTGTTCGTTTTTGTTGATGCCCAACACGGACAATACATTGTCACAAGTTCCGTTTTTGCCCATCGGAATACCATAGGCTTCTTCCATGAACTCTGCCAATGTGATGTCAGCAGCAGCGCGGGTAGTGCTACCCATACGCAAATTGTCAATGGTGCGAGTGATTTGCTCCAAATCCTTTGCGATGTCATAGCTCATACCATCAAGCTCCTTGGTTACAAGGTTGCGTTGAACAGAAGGTTTTACACCTTGTTTTACGGCCTCAGACGTGAAAGCTTTGATGTGCGCTGAACGCTGCTCGAAAGAAAACTTTTCACCGCCTTCGACATTGTCGATTCTGTTATATTGCATAAAAAAATGAATATGTCTGTGTTAAAAATTATTTTTAAAATCTGTCAATTAGAACGATGCCCGATTGATTAAGGAATCAATACAGGAGCATTGAGCAAAAGCACAGTGACCTCAGTACCAACGGTACCGCCGTTCACTACAATTGCATTGGCATATTCGCCGGATGCAGCAGCGCGGTAGTCCATCAATGTTTTGTCAGTTGTGTTTTGGCCGTCAGCTACTACCAAAGTACCGGGGTTGAGTGTTCCGCCTTTAGCATAGCCATAAGCTGCATCCATTGCATAGCAATTGACAGTTACGGTGTCTGCGTGGTGGATTGGCCCTGCTGGGTCATTTACAATGTTTGCGACTTTTACGTAGCCAAAAGCAAAGTCGGTTCCGGTTGCAACTTCTACCTTTCCGGTAGCAAGCAACTTCACTTGTTGACCTTTGGTATAAGTAGTGGTAGTGGTATTGACAGGGAACTGAATCGCCACACCGTGTTCTACGTCATAGACCAGCTTATTTTTGCCTGAAAGCTGAGTTTGATAACCTTTACCCATGATAAGTAAGTTTTGTTATTTTTATGATAAAATATGTATTGAGCGATTCACGCTCCTTTTTCCATTGAAATCCTTAGCGGATTAGATTTTCGACTTTTGGTATTTTGCACGCATTTCCTCTGTGTTCAATTCACCGCCTGCATTGTATGTCTTTGTTTCCTTTTTGCCCTTGTCAGAACCCGAAACAGAACCAAAGGTGCAATTTCCGCTACCACAGTCAACACATTTGAATTGGAATTGGCTTGCGAGTTGTTGGCCGTATTGTACCAAGATGCCATTTACAGCCTCGAAGGTGTTGGCTTTCTTCAACAAGTTTTCCACTTCCTCACTTGCTTTTTCACCTGCAAATGCACGGTACATACGAATAGCCTCCGCTTGCATTGCTTGCAAGTATTCCTCACCTATTTTTGCAAAGGATTCTTTTTCGCGTAAAGCTGAAAGCTCGATGCCTTGTGTTTCGATTTGTGCTTGAAGTGCTACCTTTTCGCTCATGATACTTTCCAAGGTAGAAGCATTCATTTCAAGGGCTGTTTTTTCCGCTTGAAGCTGCAATGTTTTTTCCTTTTCGGCACTCAATTCGGTACGCAGGTTGGACAGTTCCAAGGCGTGAGTTTTGAGCGTATTTTGATATGCTTCCTTAGAAACATTCAATTCGTTTTGGATAGCCTCTAATTGCAATTTCAAAGCTTTTTCAGCCTCACCGGAATTGCCTTTTTTCATGGCATCCAATTGAGCTTGGAGGGACTTGGTGACGTTATTCATCAATTCCAATTGCTTTGACAATTCTGCTGCCATATCTTCCGGTTCTCCCTCTTCGGGCTTTTCAGGACATTCAAGGGCATTACCTGCCAACATAGCTTCCATTTCAGCATCACCATAAGAGCAACCGTCACCGGAACAAGCTGCAATCATATCCTTTGGTTGGCAAAGCAATACTTTTGACCACTCTTGAATATAATAAGGCTTAGGGCAATTGAGTTGACCGTTAATATAGCGATTGACTGTTTTTTCGGATGTTTTAGAAGCGGTAGCCATTCTTTTCACCACCTCATTGAAGCTGATACCGTGAGCATCGCAATACTCATTGATTTTTGTTTTGCAAAAATCTGAGAATGTCGAACCGTATGCAACAACATTTTCTTTTCTAGTATCAACTGCAAAGGCAGAAACGCTACGTGAAAAAGAGGCAAGTTGTTCGGCTGTCGCTTCTTGGGCGAATTTAGAAAATGGCATTTGTGGGGTTTGTAATGCTTTTTCAGCACCTGCCATGTCAATATCAATCAAATTTCCATTGACCATGATTTTCTTTGCGAATGGGTCAGCACCCAACCCAACGATACTTGTTTCATGGAAATCAATGATGCGAGTTACAACGCGGCATACCATACGACCATCCACCATAGTACCCAACAATTCCCAAAAGGTGTATTCGCTTTCAAATTCATGTGAGGGAACCCACTCAAATTCTACTGTAACGGAATTGGAACGGATTGCACCTGTGGCGATGCCCGTTGCAATGCTTTTTCTGTCATCAGTTTGGATGTCAATAGCCAAAACACCATCAATGCCAGCAGGGACAGTAACACCATCTTGAACATAGCTTTCCGTCCATGAAATTTCATTGACAACTCCGAGCCAATTATCAACATCCCAAAGACCATGATTTTTGTACACAGGCTTACCCATGAGCAAATTCATGGCCATACGAAGGACATTATTTTGAGAAAAGTCAGTAGCTTTCCAAGAACCGGCACCGATAATAGCAGCCGATACCAAACGGAATGGTACAAGATAGGTGGTTTCAGGTGACATCGTAATGCTTGGTGGAATCGTTTCGGTTCTCAATGCCGAGGCAAAGGATTGAACCTGATTTGAACCACCTTTTTTTACGTTGAAAGAGGTATTACCTGCTTCTACTTCCGACAATTTGCGAGATTCACCAATGACGTGACCACAATTGCCAAGAAAAGCACCTGCGATTTCTCCCTTTGAAAATGATAATGTACCTTTTTGGGTCTTTTTCATACCTTTTGAAATTTTCATAAATTTGACAAATATTTTTTATAAAAAATCAAATTTTTAAGCTAATTTTTTTAAAAAAAACTAAAATTTAGCCAAAATTTTGCATTTACAGCAAATAGAGCTGTTATAATTTGCATTTTTTTCAAAGCCTAATAAAAAAGCAGGCGGCATTTTTACATCCCGATTTTCCATTTCTACCATCGAACAGAACCTATCAAAGGCATCAGCTACCAAACCGATGCTATTAGGCTGGCAGTTATCGCAAACAATAGCGCTACTTCCACTCAATTCAAATTCTCTTACCCCTTCTTGATATAAATAACACAGCGCACCGATAGCCCTAGTATTAGACATCGTAGTATTGGTAATGGTCATTATTTCGGGCAAATTGCGTTCAAGGATGTTTTGAATCAAACCCCTGAGCTTTGACGTGTATTGAGTATTACCCATCATAGGCAATTCCCCTTCTTTATACATTTCAATCATAGCATCAATAAGCACCGTTGTAATATCCTCATTCAATAAGGATTTTCCGAAAGCAGAAATATCGGAGGCATAGAAATGTTTTTGAATGACCTTATCCAAGGTGCTGAAACTTGCATCTTGAATGATACTGTCATTGTACTTTCTCTTACCTCTGAATATCGCCTTATCTTTTCTGAAATACTGATAAGCCTCACTTATCCATTGCTTGCTTGTCGCTGCTTGTGGACCCGTGAAGGCGGTGAACCAATTCAAGATAACGCTATTGCGAATGATTGACCTAATACTTTGCATCGGTGTGGATGGATGCAAAATATTGACCACCTGACAAAGCTGTTCGGCTACAAAACCCACAGCATTTTTGAAGTTATGAACTGTATCCCTATTATAGGCGCGTTGGAATTTCAAAAATTCCCCTTCCGATGTTGCGGATAAGCTCATAGCGGTTGTTTTTTCGGTCATGTTAAATTCTATTGCGCCCCTTTCGGTATCATTCGACACATTGGCCGTTGTAGTCACAGGTGGCAAGGTCGTAGCAGGTGCATCGCCTTCGGCAATGATTGGCCCTTCTCGATACGGTATTTCTACGCCCATGTGATTTGCTAGCTGCTGCTGAGATATAAGGCCTTGATTTCTCATGTCCTTGTAGAACTTGAATTTTTCGTTCAAGCCTAAGAATTGGGTCATAGTATCTTCCAAGATAGGAGGGTCAAAAGTCACTTTGAGCCATTGAAACTTATAACCCAATAATCGAAGGTGCAAGGTGTAGCAATGTTCAAGGAATTGCGCTACCGCTCTTTGGTAGTCCATCAATTGGCTACCGAATTTCTTGATAACGACCTTTGCCAAACTCTCAGTAGTGGAAAAGTTCTTACCCAACATAATCGGGTCTTGCTTCAAGCCTGCCGCCGTTACCCTCATAATCAATTCAATCAATGCCGCCGCTCCTGCTGTGTCGGCTGTAGAAGATGTCATTTCAAAATCGGTCTTTACTTCATTACCCTTGCTATCGAACTGCTTTGCAGAAATAACAAACCCATTCGACAGACCTTTTTCGATTTCAGGTTCCAAGCTTTGCAAATATGCCTGAATCCTTGCTTGGTAATTATCGTCTGTTTCAGGTGAACCATCTGCATTTTTACCGCGACCTGGGGCATTGACAATGACCTGCAAGAAACCCATAAGACCCAAACGGCGCGTAATGGCCGCCATGTTGTCCAACATATCGTTTTCAATACAGACAGCTTCCAAGGCGGCAAGGATTGGAGGGATAGCATAAGGGCTATCTTCATCACGGGACAAAGCGATGTACTTGTAGGTTTTCAAGCTCAAAGCGTGATAGCCTGCATTATAGGTACTCCAACGGATAATAGAAGCGTCAAGTCCGAAAGCATTATAGATAGTTTGCTGAAATGGCTTCCAATCCGCAGTAGGAGCATCGAACTGAAACCAAACCCACTTGGGGGAAAGCAAGGTAACATTACCAACTCCTTTGAGCGTTACCAACGGTTTAGCCTCTCCCGATACGCAGCCTGTAATAGCCGCTTGTCGAAGTAGGGCATTGACTAACATCGGTTCGCCGCCATCGTACCAAGTATTGGCAGCGCTACGAAGCTCCATCATCATTTTTTGAGCATCCTTAGCTTTGACGGTCGGGTCAAATTGGATAGTACTCAATCCTGTGCCTGCCAATTCTACAATATTGGTAATGGCAAAGCTTACGTCATGGTGTTCAGACGCAAGCTTATATAATTTATCATAGTCGGCATTGGAAATTTTTCGAGGCTCCATGCCGATATTAACACTAGTCGGTGTTACCGTTCCTGTAACAAGTGGGCTACCGCTTTGATTAGAACCACCCCTTACGCCCATCTCTACGAAAGGTTCTTGCCAACCGCCGCCCCAATCGGTAGCAGCTTCTACCTTTGCATTGGCATTATTGGCTTTTATCTTTTCAAGGGGCTTCTTTTTATTGCCACCTGTTCCGGGTATTTGAAAACCTAAAATTCTCATAATCTAAGTTTTTACATTTTTTAAATAACACCAATGGTAGAATTGTATTCCCTTCTACGCATCCAATTGGCGATAGCAAACGAATCCGCACCGTCAGGACTACGGCCATGCTCTTTCTTTATTTTTTCCTTGGATAAAATTTGCAATGTTTTTCCGCTTTCCAAAGTAAATTTTATCCAACCTAGTTGCCTTTTCAAATCATTCAACTTTTCAATGCCTTGACGTTCCCCATCAGTGATGAAAGTACACTTATCAATTTCCCCTACGTAACCTGCTGCAATGTCATTTTTCAAGGCCATGAACATTTGCGCTCGCAGGTTCAAAGGTTGTAAAAATTTGAACTCATTTGAGTAGATATTAACCTCCGGTTTTTCACCCGAACTGATAGGTTCTACAATAATACCCTTATCATGTAGATAATCCACTACACCAGCTCCAAGACCTACCACATCAACACCTACCTTCCAATGCTGAATCTTGTAGTCATTGATAAGCATAATAGTTCTATTAACAATTTCCGGTATAGATGTTTTGGACCATTCCTCTACATGAATCGGACGACCCCCTTCTAGGATAAAAAAGGAGGTTTTGTCATCTCCATACCTTGCAGGGTCAACACCCATTGAAATCATTTTATTGTTCGCCTCTTTTTCAATTGCATTGCCTAAGAAATCCATCAACTCATTAGTGATAAGCTGATTCGGTGCGCTCGAAAATATCCAAGCACCTTCCAAATACCTTGCTAATAGGTCAGGATTGTACTTATAGGCATCTTTGAGCATCTTGACATACTCGCTGTCTTCTGCATAATTATCCGTTGTCAGGGATTGGATAAAGACATGGTTCTTATCCTTTGTTTCTATGAAGTAAGGAATAAGCCAACAGTTTTCAGGATTGGTCGTCAAGCGGATTCTATAAGGCGGCGTTTGACCATTCGGTAATACCCAACGAAGGCGCGTTTTCAAGATGTTGAATACCTGTTCATCTACTTCGTTCGCTTCATCAATGCCTGCCCAACCGATTTCAAGACCTTTTATTTTATTCAATAGCGGGTCTTTCGACTTGTTGGCCTCCATGAATATGAGGGTAGAACCATTGATGAACGTTACCGTACTGCTTTGTTGATTGTAGGTACGGATAATTTCAGGCGGACAAATCTTGAAAAAGGTAATCAGAATTGTTTTTCGGATGGTGGTCAGCTCCTTTCGTACAATGACAAGGCGGTTCCCGTCGTACTTCATGGCATTCAAAATAGCCTCCGCACATAAAAACCAACTCTTGCCACCACCCATAGCACCACCGAACAGCAAAAACGGCGCTGTATTTCGATGTGCCGTTCGCTGCTTTCCCTTGGGGGCGTAATAGTCTGCAAAAGATATTTTCATAGCTTATTCTGAATCGTCACTTTCTTGATTATCGTCATTGCTTTCCTCGTCCCCCATATCAATACCCGAAACGAATTTTATTTTCAAATCCCTATCGTTTTTATCCGCTATGAATTTTTCATATATGTTGTTGAAGGTATAAAGTGAGCCTTGCGAAACATCTCGCATCATGGCACGGGCAAGCATCACAACAATGACAGGGGCATTAGTTTCCTCTGTAATTTTTTTCAATTCTTCTTTGGTTTGGCACAACAACCAATTCGATATGTCGCGCAAATCTTCCTTGGTAAGCTTACCTTTGATTTCCTCTTGCGTTCGCCACTTCATTACTTCTTGCCAAGTGCCTATTTTTTTAGGTGGCTTTCCTACATTTTCAGCTTCGGCATTGGCTTTATTACCTTTTTTAAAAGCCATACTATTTTTTTATTTTTAGTTTTTTGTGAATAGATTTTTGTATTTTCGGCATTTCAAAGCCGATTTTGCAATTTTTCCCCTAAAAAGTTTCAATTTCTAAAGAATATTGCTTTGAATTTTTGAAAATTTCCACATCTCTATCAATTGTGATAAGTCGGTCAATTGCCATAGCAATATTGACAGGATTCTTATCCATTCCATAAACCACCCTCCCAAGTTGATGACCTGCCGAAAGAATAGCCCCATCTCGAAGGAAAGGACTTACTACGATGCCTCCGACACGGGCGCATATCTTTATAGACTGTTCGATAGCGTCAAAAGGTATATTTTTCATATTCCCAATAGTTGGCGTGTGCCAAATGTCGGTAACATTCATATCCTTGATGTCAAAATGTGGGAAATCCACATCGTAATACTTTTTCAATTTGTCGTACTGAGCTTTCAAGTCTTCCCAATCTCGCAAGAAAGCTTTTCCTTCGGATGCTCCCTGTAGGATTTCGTAATGATGTTGGGGTATAAGTTCAAATTCATCTTTTGAGAACCAATATTTGAACATTCCCTTCACATGGCACAGCTCATGTATTTGTGTAGCCTTCCAACCCATTTTCTTAGCTTCATCAGCTAAGTATTCTCTGATAGGCTCCCAACCTTCCCAATAGCCTGTTTCCGAATAATCGCTTTTCAGATTTCTAGTAAGGAATAACGCCCTTTCACTTGCCTTTGGGATAGTTCGTAGGATGTTATTCGCTTCCTTTTTATCCGCAAGTGGTTGCAGGCTATCCAAAGCCGTTTTAACCAATACAATTTCATTTTTCAATGCCCAATCGTCAAGTACCGTTTCATTGTGCCAAAGCCTCCAAAGTTCTGCTACATTGCCCCAAAGCATCATAGAAGCATAGTCGCTTAGATATTCGGAATAGGCAGATAGCCAAAGATGAAAGAAAGCGGTTCGATTGTCCGACATTTCATTCACAAGCTCCGGTATTTGTGCGTGGACAAAGACAGCCTTTTCCTCTTGCATCAATTTTGATACTGCTTCCTTATCTGTACTATTCCCACAGTATAATCGGTGGATACGTCCGTCCATGCATCGAATTTCAATCAAGTCACCTTCTTGTATGTCGGTGCTTAGGATGTTAGGATTGCTTTGGTATTCATCAAGCGTCTTTTTGCTGTCTTCTACAGGTCTTGTTTTTTCCTTTTGCGCTTTCCCGAAAAAATCCTTTTCCTCAAATCCGTTTTCAAATAGTATTTCGACAGGAAATTCATTGGCGAGAATTTCAAAGTCAAATTCACCTCCGACCTTATTGGCTGCAATGTTTGCCGCCTCGCATTGTTCCTTTGTCCATCTTACTTGTCGGTAATTATATTTTTCACCGTTCCAAATAATATATCCTAGGGCAACGGTGCCGACATCTGTAGGTGTTTCATATTGTTCTACAATGGTAATTTCACATTGTTCTAGGTCAATGATAGAGTTCCTTTGATTCCCTGAAATAATTTCATTGGAATTAAGGTCATGTACTATACCCGAAATGTCCCCATATTTTTTGAGGCTTTCGGATAGAACGGTATGTTGATGCTTTGTAATGTATCGAGGGTTCTTGTGATACCCTTTGACATTCTCAATGCCGTTACCTTTTTTACTTTTTTTCGCTGCCATATCGAGAAGCGGTATTTATCAAAATTTGTTTCAGTTGTGGCGAAATGCCGAAACGTTCAGAACAAATGTTGATGCTTTCAAAGATATTTCCGTTTTCTCTTATCGCTCCCATCCAATCGCAGAACATTTCCATCACATCCAACAAGTCCATGCCCTCAATGCCGTTTTCATAAAATTCAGGATGGTGACTATTGTTTTTGTAGTGATGTTGTAGCGCAGGGCGCATCTCTTGTAATACCTCATTGTATTTTTCAGAACCGAAAGGTACAGCACCTAGCATTGGCGTATATTTGTCAAAGTATGGCTTTTCTTTTTTCCCAAGCTTTGAGTTGTCATGTATCTGTCCCCTCCTTAGTAGCTCAATAGCCATGTCGGATAGGTGTGCGCTTACGCGCTTGATATGGGAAAGTACATCATTGGTACAATCAAATCCAATTTTGAAAGGTGGTAGCTCTGCCCATTGTTCTTCCAACATGGAAACATTCGGCAGTCCTCCAATACATTCCCTTATGTAATCTTCTTTGGATATGGGCCTACCTACAGAGGAATCCCACCTAAGTTCCGTTTTGTTTTCATTATTCATATTTGCTCGCTGTTTTTGTTAAAAATTACTCTTTGACATTTCTTTCAATGATAGTGAAATGTGTTTCAAAATCAGAACGAAAAATCATTACTTTTCCCTTTGATAAGGTGATATTTTCAATATAGACCGTTGTATTGGTTATCTTATGAAATTTCATAAGGTAGGGCATATTCGGATAAAGCTTTGCAATGACAATAGCACATTCACCGTCAAGTAAAGCATCTACTTCAATTATGCTTTCATTCGCTCGAATGACCTCGATAGGCTCTTTTTCATCTTGCATTGCTGGCAAGTCTTCCCCCTTCGATATTTCTTTTTTCGCTGCCTTTTCTCGCTTCATTCTGCTTGACATTGCCCCAAGGAATAGCAAGCTGAAAAATACAGTAGCATAAGGTAGCATCATTCTTAGTATATCCATGAAAACAAATTTTATTTGGCTCACGCCCTATGTATTTATACTAACTACTTTTGTTTTTTACAAAATTTTATTCCGTATTAGAATGTTGCAGGGATAGCCGTTCTTAATATTTTGACCGTTCCAAGCAGTATTGTAGCCGTTGTTGTTCCATTATTCACGCTCACATTGTAATTGCTTCCAACTACTGCATGGGACATGATCGGATTATTACCCGATATACTGTCTTGCTGTGTGACAGCCATTGAATTATTGGTAAGCGTTGTACCTGTCCCGTCCCGACATACGCCGCCTTCGGCTCGAATCCAACCGGAACCTGCAAGACCTGTTCTTTTGTAGTTATATAAGAATGTTACTTGATATTGATTGTTCAAAGCACAAGCTATTTGAAATACCAAGGCATTTGCATTAGTGTTGACCTGTACTTTGAATTTCATTTCCGTATATTCTACTTCGGAATCTATCAAAGTGATACTCTTGGATAGATATTCGTACTTATTGCCTCCTAGTGCCAATGTAGCGGTTAGTTTGGTATAGCTTGTAATATCTGCTGTGAGTGGTGAAAGGAAGTTTTGCAATAGTGCATCCGAAACGACTATTTCGGTACTATTCACTAAGCCGATTCCAATACCATTGGCACCGCTATTATTCAATAGTAGTTCCTTGACCTTACAAGCAACACAAGCACTCAGATAGACCCCATAGTTATATGGAGCGGATAAGGCAGCTTGTGCGGTACTAGCGTTACCGACAAAGGCAACATTCACACGGGTGCAAGAAGATAGGTGCGCGGCTCTATCGGATATGCCTTGACCTATGAGATTGCAATTAGTGGCATTGTCTATGTAATAAGCCACTCCCGATATGTTGAATGTGTTGTCAGCTTTGATGTTTTGACAAAGTGACATGATGTCTATGCCCTTTTGGGTATAGAGCATGGTGGAACTTTCCAAGATGTTGCTTTCTACAAATGTAGTATTGACATTGGTAGCTACTCGAATCATGGCCGTAATGCTGTCCGAAGTAGCGTATTTATAGGAAATGTAATTCCTTTGAAATCTTGTATAATTGGCCGCAATATTGATAATTTCTGTGCCGGTGGGTGAAGTAGCGATTTCTGAAATAATGATTCTGAAACCTTCAAAAGAGCTGTACTGTCCCGTCATATTCAAAGCCCTTCTTAGTCCCTCCGTTTTTGTTCTAAGGATGGTATTACTGCCTAATACTCTGATTCCGGTATTTGATACACTCAAAGCGCTTTGTAGGGTAATATCGCCATAGCGAACAAGAACGGTGCCGCCAGATGGAATAGAGCTGATAGCAGCCTGTAATTGCACGCCGTCCCCTGTGTCGAGATAATCACAATTTTGTGCCGTATCGCCTGCTGTGGAAATACCGACTACGACATTGAAGCCAAAGCCGTTTTGAGCATTGCCGATGGTGGTCCAAACTCCCGATATTCTTTCCTGTAAAACAATGTTTCCGCCAACAACGCCTTGTCGAAAACTACCGTCCGTACTTTCATCCCCCCAATAGACAAAAGCGGATGCAGATAATTGAACGATGTCGCTCAATAGCCTTATAGCGCTGCCTGCTTGAAAGGTGGTATCGGTAGTGCTTGAAACAGAAAAAGCCCTAAGCCCTGTGAAGCTAAGTGCAAAAGGAGCGCCCGAAATAGTGCCGCCTGATAATTCAGTATCGGCATTCAATTCACCTCCGAAACGAACAATACCGCCCGATTCATAGACCCCGTTTTGATAAGCAGAACCCACATTGCCTGCATCGGTCATAAAGGACAATGCCGAAAATAATTCTGCATCCGTTTCGGTGGATGGAATAGCGATGTCTTTTCTTGGGATGGTAATGACAAGTTGTTCGCCTACGTAGATGTATAGTAGGCCCTTGTCAATATTTATCTTTGCCGTTTTCGGGATAGCCCAATACTGCCTAACAGCAACGCCGTCCGATAAGGAAACGGTGCTATATCGCTGTGCTGTATTTGTAATGCTGTATTGTGCCATTTTTGTATGTGTAGTTGATTAGTTGACAATTTGAGCTATGGCATCGAATGCACTTTGAATGCCGTCAATGCTAGGTGTTTGAATAGCGGATATGCTCAATACAATTTCATTGCCTTCGGATAGAATACTCACATGGGTATCACTTACCGATAGTGTTGTAAGGCCCTTTTGAAATCTTCTTTGATTCAAGAGCGCACCACTTTCATTTTCGATAGCCGAAAGCGTCCAATTTTGAGCATCCTCCGATGTGAAACTATATACAATCATATCCGCTATTTTTTTTTCGCCTTAATTTTCTTCGGACAATTCTACATCTGCAATGCCTTGGATGTCGGAATAGAAAAGCATCCTTGTAGCTACTCCGTTGATGTCAAGGTCACGCCCTCCATAGCGTCCGAAAAATACAATATCTCCAATCTTGATAATATCTTCAAGGTCGGGCGACACTCGAATGACTTTGCCAAATTCGATTTCATAGCTGCTAGTCTGCTTTTCATCTTCCTCAGATGCTCCTTTGGCTATTTCCAACTTAATGCCGTTTTCGCCGCTTGAAAGGGCAGAGCTTGGGTTAGAAATAGGTACTACAAGTACCAATCTATTCAAAAGAATGAGGTCTTTTATTTTGACGACCTTTTGAGTGATTTTTTTAAGTTCTTTCATTATTCGCTGTTTTTTTTGAATTTTTTATAAAAAATCTAAACAAAAATAAAAATTTTTCAACGAATAAAGTCGGATTTTGTGTTATTTTTATGAACGAATAGTTTTCAAAAATCAAAACTCGCTCTTATGCAACACATTATTTTGTTCTTACAAATCATTCTTGGCCTTGTGTTCTTTTGGGCTTTTGAGGCTCACAAGTACATTATCAACGGCTCATTTCGCTTCTCGAAGTGGAAAAGCGAAAATTTGGCAAAATTCGTTTGGACACTTATTGTCTGTGTTTTTGTCATGGCAATTATGATAGTTGACCCTGCAAGTATTGGCTTTGTATTCAAGTCTATGGGTATTGACCTTCAATCGGAGCTTGGGAACGGTGAATTTTCCCTTTCGGGTGTTGTTATCGGTATCCTTATCAGCTATGTGACACAAAGGCTGCTGAAAAAGAAAAAAGACAAGGCAGTAGAAGACACTACGACCGATGTAAAACCTGAGCATGAACCCGAAGTTTAGGGGCTAAGGAATTGGAATTAATCTGCAGTAAAAAGAAATTTTCACACTTAAAAAATAAAGCGATGCAATTACCGCTCAAAAAAGGCAGTTACGGACCCGATGTGGTAGAACTGCAAAATAGATTGAATAAGCTTGGATATGGCCTGTCGAAAGATGGTCAGTTCGGAAATTCTACCGAAAAAGCTGTTTTAGATTTTCAAAGAAAAAACAGTTTGGTGGATGATGGGATTGTAGGTCAGCAGACTTGGAATACCTTAGTATCAAAAACGGATTCTGCTAACACGGGGGATATTATCGTACCGGAATCAGGTTCACCGATTCATATTATCAAAGAGCTGCCGGCAGGGGAATACGTCAAGGAAAAGACCGTTAAAAGAGGTTTTGCCTTACATCACACCGTTTCGGATGGTGACCCTGAAATGGTCTTGAATAATTGGGAACATGATACGCGCGGTGCTGTTGCTACGCCTTTCATCATTGGCCGTGAAATGGTCAACGGGAATAAGGAACATGACGGTAAAATTATGCAGGTATTTGATATGGACTTTTGGGCGCACCACATCAAAACCGACCGCATGGGTTTTGATTGGAACCACAATGTAATGACCAATAAGTCCTATATCGGTGCTGAGCTATGTTCTTGGGGTTGCTTGAAAAAAGTAGGCACAAAGTTCTATGACCTATCAGGAAAAATTCAGATACCGGAATATCAAGTTTGCATCCTGAAAAAGCCTTTCCGTACTTATGAGTTTTGGCATAAATTCACGGATGCTCAGTTGCATTCCTTGTACGAATTAGCAAAGTATGTCAGTAAGAAAACGGGCATTGACTTTGAAGACTTGACTTATGAGCCTGAAACGGTGGACTTTCAATGGTTCGAGATGGATTATAATGCCATGTCAGCAGGATATGGATATTCCAATGTTCGCAAGCTCACTACACACACAAATTTTGAATACGGTAAGTTCGATACATTCCCACAGCCGGAATTGATTGAAGTTATCAAAATGATTCGAGGAGGTAAATAATATGAGAAAAAACAATGTTGGTGCCGCTATATTTCGCGTGGCCTTCCTGCTTATCGCTATTGCTATTTTAGCACACGCGATTGCTTACATAATTTGGTCGAATTTCAATTCGGACAATACCCAGCTTTTGCAAGATTATCGAGCTTTCAAAAACTCGCAAGATTCAATCGTTTTTGAACTCAGAAAAGACCTTATCAAGGTACGACAAGATAGGCTTGTGTTGTTGGACAGCATCGAGGTGCTGAAAGGTGCTGTATTGAAGCAAGAAAATATTATGAATTATCAAAACTATCAAATCAATGAGATTCGGAAAAACATCAAGTCACATCCTGTTAATTTTGCTGATAGCTCTATTCAGTCCATTGACAGGATTCTCCCAAAATAATGGAGGCGGTGACGGGCCAGCTAATGTATCGGGTGACAGCTTGGATAAAGGCACTCTTTTACCCGTCAAGGTAGGTTCTGAAATTTGGTATGCTATGCCTTTCAGTCGTTTGGCAAAAATTAGCAATGACATAGCCTCCTTGGATAGCTTGCGACAGGTATCTTTGTTAGTGCCACTACTCGATAGCTCGCTTTCAACTTGCAAGCAGGTCAATAGTCTGCAAAAGCAGGAAATCAATTCTTTTGAAGCTTTAATGAAAAGCTATGATATTGAAGTCGGAAAGCAGGATTCAATTATTATGAACCAAGCCTATACGATTGAAAAGTCCGATGCTGTTATCAAGGAGCTTGACGGAAAGTATCAAAAAGAAAGGCGAAAAAACAAGGGTAAAAATATTTTGATAATTTGCGGCACCGCTATTGGCCTCCTGCTTGGGATATTGATAGCGGCGGCGATAAAATAACAAGCTGTCATGTTGAAGAAAAAAACATACAAAATTGACGTTCCCGAAGTCTTGATAACTCAGGATGTTGTTTTTGCCATTGGGTACGAATCCTTGGATATGTTCGACCTCGCTCCCGATATTGAAAAAACAACGGGCATTTCCAAGCAATCCGCTTTGGATTACAAAGAAACACCTTCGGATGCTAGGGTTTATGGAATGTGCAATATTATGAATGTCAAGGATGGGGCTTGTGACATCTTCTTTTTCATCAATGCCACAAGACTAATCAATGACATTGGGGAATACGGCCTACAAAAAGGAGGCGGCAACATTATTGCACATGAAGCATTCCACCTTACTCAATTGATGCTAATGCGTAACCAATTGGGCTTGAATTGGTGGAAAAAGGATTGGCCGGGGATTGGTGGCAGCATGGAAGACAATATCGACGGTGAAGTTTTTGCGAGCGTACAGGGAAGTGTTGGGGCGCAAATGGCTGCTTTTGCTTCGGAGCTTTTGTTAATGGGTTAGAATTTTTGTTTTGTATTTTCAGATTGGGGCATCTACCTTCAGGTAGGTGCTTTTTTTTATGCAAAAAAGGCAACCCCTCGAAAGAGATTGCCTTTACTAGATACACGTCAACTTGATAAGAACGAAGATAAGAAAAAGTCAATCTTTTTCCAACAAATCTTCAAAATTATTTGCAATCATAGTGTAAAGTTCGATTAATTCGATAGCATTTTTTCGCTCTATTTTAGAAAGCTTTTCAAGGCTATTTTCAGATAATTCCTCGGCACAATCTTGTAAGTTTTGCAATGTATTTGTGAACATACAATATTTCATGTTTGCCATATTCTTAGTGTTTTGATGTTTTATAGGTAGTCTTTAACTTCTCTAATCAAGTCAAAAAGATGCTTTTTTTCATCGTTATTGAGAGAAGTAGTTTTTAGAAATTCTTTTATTTTGAAATACGGGTCTTGCATTAGCTTCATTTTATCTTCTGAAAATTCGATATTAGAACGAATCCAAAAATCACCAATGCAAGCTTTTTCATAGCCACATTCATATACGTTATAGAAAATTTCAGGCGGCGCATACATCTCTTTTTCTTTGAAAGTATTAGAAGACAAGTAAACTTCTTTTTGTTTTATTTGGTATCTATTGCCTTTCAAGTCTTCAAATTCATTTTCAGAAATATATTTAAAATATCGCCAAAACCCACAATCGAAAACACCATAATAATTACCAATAGTAAATTTTATGTCATGCTGTTGTAGTTGAAATATGTCAATTATATTTCCCGTATCATTTAAACTCAGGTGTTTTAGCACTTTCGACATTTTTTTTAGGCTTATGATAAATTTTTATAACCAAGAGAAGTCAAATTCGGAAACATCATCTTTCGATGGCTCGAATGGACGGCGGTCTGAAAATTCACCATCCAATACAGCATTATCTACAATGCTTCGATGGTTGGACGGGATGCCGTTGCCGCTCCAATAATGAACGGTGCCGTCTTCCTCAATTAGGAATTTATAGGCGCTATCGCCTACTTGTAATGTGGCAATTTCAGCAGGCGTAATCGTATAGCTATTGCCTGTTTTTGAATTGGTAACGGTGTATTTTCCGTTGTTGTGGTTTGATACTTGCATGGTGGTAATGTTGTTTTGTTTTTTGAAAAGCGGCGACCCCTGTTTTAGGACGAAAGATTGAAAGGATTACACCGGAGCCGCCGCCGTATCTTTATCGCTGTTTGATGTATCAAAGATAGGTACTTTTTACAAACTTTCAAAGTTTTTTACAATTATTTTCAAAATAATTTAAAATTTAACACTTTTGTAAAAAACAAAAACCCTACCGAATAAATCCGATAGGGCTAGGTAGCTGGTAGTTGACAGCTTAAAAATTATTTATTATCAATAATTTCGATAATGTTAATTTTTTTGTTGGTTTCTATTTCGTCTTTTGAAACGTACAGATAATCACATCCGCTAAAATTATAAAGACTTGCATCTTCATTGGCACCATTCAGCATTATCTTGAATGTAATGACTAGTTCACTTTTTGCATGAACTTTTGTTTTGTGAATTTTGCTACTACCAATCATTTTAAAGAAAACAACTTTGTTGATTCCTAGCTTATCCCATAATGATAGCTATTGATGCGAACTTTGTTCTTCCTTTGCAGGCTCTAAGGCTTGTTCTTGCTCCATAGCAAGCCCATTGTCCTGTGGCATTCCAAAAACGGGAAATTCGGGCATTGTAATGATTTTATAATCACTTTCGTGGGTAATTTCAAAGTAATTCAAGAAGATATTATAGACTACCTCAGAATTGACGGGCTTGATGGTGAACCAAACGAATCTGAATACTTTATTATCCAAAACTTTCAATTCAAATTTGGTATTTTCGGGAACATAAAAATCCAAAATTCCCTCTTTTTCCATCAGTTCAAAAGCGCATTTTAGAGCCGATAAAGTACTATCAATAGAGTTTTTCAATCTAAGTACACCAGAAATAACTTTCAAAACTCCCTCAATAACCGAAGCTTCCTTAATCAAATTTGGAAGGTCTGTAAGGGGTCTTGACCTATCTTTATTCATAAGATTTTCCAATTCAGGATTAGCCATTGATTTTATGACTTCGATAGTTCTTTCTATTCCAAATGTTAAAGTAAGCTCCTCGGAAACTTGAATAGGCAAATACATCACCTTTTCAGCTTTCACATCAATATTGATTTTGTCGCTTTGTCCATAGATGCAAATAGGCAGCTTGACCTCGATTTTATCATTTTTGAAAACAGCAATGTATTTTCCGTTTTCGATAGTGATTTTCGGGTCATCTGGATTGCCAGCCTCGAAAGCTTTCAATTCATCATTTCGCACGCTAAGAACTTTCGGGTCAGTTCTGAGCCTTTGAAATTCATTTATGTGAATGAATAGCTTTTCATCTTGAATGAAAGCGCTACGGCCTATTTTTTTGACATTAACGTCAATTTCTAATTTGTAATTTTCCATTGAATTATGAATTTTGAATTAAAAAATCTGTGTAATTTTTATCACTCGAAGGCACTACACAAGGCACAGCGCCTATTTGTTGATGATAAGGGGGCATAGTTCGCATTACGAAGATGCTACCTGTCTTTTTCTTTTGAGCGGCAAACTCTAATGGAGCAGGTCGCTTCAAGGTGTCCCAAAAATTGCCATTACAAGCACTTATTTTGACATCTCTTATCCAACCATATCCCTTTGATACTTTCTTTCCAATGCCGACAATATCTTGTAGGATTTCGGCTACCTTATCAGCATCGCCACAGAACCAAGCAACGGCACCGGAACACACAAAGCCTGTTCTTGGAATATTGGCACTTTTCATAGTGCCTCGCTGCGTATCTATGCCCGTGCGCTCCTTATCGGATATTACCCAATGTGACTGTTCGTTCCAACGCTTCTTTTCCGAAGTAATGAAAGATTGCACATTGCCTGTTAAAAATATTTGAGAGGCAAGGAAACAACCTGCTTCGGCATCAAATTCTATCGGAAAGTCTTTGGCAGTAGAAAAGTCGAAAAGTTCATCAGGGGCATACATCGGCTTATTGAAAAAACTTTCAGGATGGTATTTTTGTAGCCAAAATTTTGCAATTAGTCCGTCAAGCATCAGGGGCTTATATTGCAAAACGGTGTGTTGGATAGTGAATTCAATCTTGTGCATGGTGGATATGTTGTTTTGTCAAATGTATTGTTTCAGCTTTGGCATAATAGCGGCAAGCCTATCGAATATTTCAGGGTAGTAGTATTTCAAGAAAACCGCTTGTCCTTGATTCGTTCTTGCCGATGGTAGAATCCAAGACTTTCGGATTTGTTCAGGGCTATCTACGAATGCTGTTTTGAAATATACATCAAAGATAGGGATATTTCTCGAAAAAAGATAGGCAAAGACATCGCTTGCACTCCAATCGGCTAAGGGTTGGCATACAAATTCATTATCTCGCTTGCAATAATACCAATATCCGTTTTTTAAAAAGTTCATTCGCCTTGCCTTGCTTTCCTCAGCTCGAAGACCTAGTAAGACAGCACCGACATTGTTAGCCTGCTTATAGTCCCGAATAAGATTGTAAAAAAAATCATTGGCGAACTTGATGCCTCGGCTGTGGATGTCGTCGGAAAAGTCAATTTCTTTGATATACTCCCAAGGGTCTTTCTCGGGTGAAAGTATGTCCACTTGATAGCGGAACATTTCACTTATCGTTTTGATGTATTCTAGTTCTCCGGGGAAATCCATCGTATCTTTTTCCGTCACAGCTCGAATCGGTAGCCGATTATCATAAAAAATACTTGCTATGAGGTGCAGCATGGCCGTACTATCTTTTCCACCGCTCCACATGGCCCTACATTGAGTTACAATATTCGGAACCGCTTCATCAATTGCGTGAAAGAAATCATAGACCACCGTTTGCGCTTTTTCCACCTTTTTTTTGAAGGCAGAAGTATTGGCACGAAGCATATACATTTCGTGCCAATATTCTATCGGTTTTTCCATTGGCTATTTTTGATTATTCCAATCGCTTTCGAGCTTTTTCCCAATTTCGTTATCATTGAAATGCAAAACAACTTTTTGAGGATTTTTAGCGGCTTGCTTTCTCTTGATTTCCGCTTCGATAGCTGCGAAAATTGCGGCTGCGGTGTCAATGAGTTCATTCATATAACCATCTTCATCATTTTCTAAGACGGCCTTTGCAATTTCCCCACATTCCTCACCGATAATCAATGCCCACTTTTCTTTGCTGTGATTATCTTGACATCCGAACTTTTTCATTTGGGCATATCGCTTACGGATAATGCCGTTAATGATTTTGTAGTTGATTGCAGCGAAATCGGTTCTTTCATCTTCAAATAGGCCGTTATTAAAGATTTCAGCAAATTTAGTGACCTTGAATCCTTCTTGCAGATTCATCCATTGCCCCTGTCCTTCGTTTTCATTGACTTGATATTCCAAAACGTCAATAGCACGCGGTTTATATGTGCCTTTTTCGGTAGAAGTAGAAGCGAGAATGCAGATGTAAAAACCTGTTCTTTCAGGCTTGTAGCTTTGGGCATTGAGCCAAAGTCCGAACATAATTCCACTTTCGGAATCCATGTATTTCTTACTGTCTAATGATAGTTCTTTCATTGAATAGATTGATTATTTATTGTGCTTGTAAAATTCGGCAAAGTAAAATTTCCAATTTCTTATTTTACCGTTTTCATCAATGTTCATAATGATATAATCGCCTTCATTATCTCTTTTTGGCGACATGGTGCGAGGCACATACTCATTTTTAAGTTCGCAAATAACATTATGCTCATCATCAATGACCTTGCAAGAAAAACCGTCACAAACCTTGTAATGAACACTTGCGGTAGTGCCTTGGGGCCAATCCGAAATAATACCCGAATCAATATCAATGGATATACTCCAAATATTGGATTTGAGAAACGGCATTAAGTTTCCTTCATAGTCTTCTATGCCGTTCACTTTTGCATCTTCTGGGTATCGGACGCGTGCAATCACTTCAAGCGTTTTAAGCTCGATTTCCTTCGGAATATATATTGTTGCCTTCATAGAATTATTGAAAAGGTAAAAAATGATGTTTTCAGTCTATACACTTTTGAAAGTGCAATTTCATTTTTGTGAGGTCAACGCAGCATAGGTGATTGTAGCCCTGCTTATTGAAAACACATCCGTTGTCAATGTTTAAAACTTGGAAATGTTCAAGCTCCGAAAAGCGTTCCTCTATCTCATGTCTTGTTTGTGGTGTGTGACCATGCACTATGATTCTTTCACCCAACCAACTATATTTAACCGAATCCGTCCACTTTCTTATCCAAAGCATGGATTGTTTGTCATCAAATAGGGAGCCTTGGTTGAAGTTCAATCCTGCATGCACGAAGATGAACCCTTTCGATTCGACATAATATTCCATTGCATGGCAAAAATCAAGATATGATTGGGGAATATCCTGAATAGAATTTGGAATATTACCGTCTATTGCAAAACTGTCGAGTGCTTGCCTTCCACCATTGACGTTCCAAAAATAAAGATTTTCATAATTTTCGCCACTTTCCAACATCATTTGTTCATGGTTGCCGCGTAAGGCTGTCACTTTGTAGCCCGATTCTTTGAGCTTCATAATCCTATCCAAGACCTGTTTACTTGCAGGGCCTCTATCTATGTAGTCACCCAATAGGAAAAGTTCATCTTGCTTGCTAAGACCTATTTTGTCGAGCATGGCCGCAAAGGTCTTATCGCAGCCGTGAATGTCGGATATGGCAAAAATTGACATGGTTATTTTTTTTCAATTAACAAGACTATTTTCTTTAGCGAATGAAACACATATAGCAAATTTCCAAACATCAAAATCCAAAATAACACATCGCTTGGATTTTTTTGGATGTGCTGAATGGAAACAATACTTGCATATATGCTGAATATCAATAAGAAGATATGCAATATAAGATTTTTTTTCATGTGTTTTTTTCAGGATTGAGCTACGCTTTAAACTTTTTCCCGTTAACCTCTTTTTTAGCAGCAAAGAAGCTTTGAATTTCCGCTTTTCTACTGTCAAGGTAATTCAAGTAATGACTTTCATCACAAGAGAAAAATGGCATATCAAAGCCGATTTCCCCATGCGCTACACTAGATTTTCCACCAATGTAACCGTTTTGCTTCAATAGGTTCAGGGTATGGTATAGACAAGAAATAAGCAGGGGCATATCTTCAAAGATAGGTTCGATAGCTAATTTCAATTCAAGCTCCGTGCCTGTGACAAAACTTTCAGTCCAATATAACATCTGTTGAGGGTTGTCAGACTTTTTGCCCGTGCCTTCGTTTTCTAGTACCTTCATTCGCTTTTCATCTTTCAAAATGTCGCTTCGAGTTCCGAAAACAAAAGAGGTCAATTCCCAATGTGATATGTCCCCATTTCCAAGCTCTGTGCATCTTGGAACGGCATGGGAAATATTCAAAGCTCCCTCTATCATATCCGAACCTTTGGCGGTTCCGAACAGCCCTAGCGGTGGACACATATAGACTTCTTGCAGGCGCTTGTCAATCTCAATCTTACCCGTACTATCAGTAAGCGCACCGCCCGAAAAGTATTCATAATATTCCTTGACGCTCAGTTTTCCGATAAGCTCCATTCGCTCAAAGAAAAACATCATTGCCAAATCTCGAAGACTATGACGGATAGAGTTACCGGAAATAACCGGAATTTGCTCTATGTTTTTTGTAAGCAAAATATTACGCTCCAAGATGTTAATTTCGCCCACCATAGAAACAAATCGTTTGCAAGTAACATCTTCATCACTTGCGATTGTTTCTTTCAAATTTCGGAATCCTAGGAACAAATATTGTAGTTCGGTTCGGATAAGGTGCAAAAACTCAAAGTCACTGAATAGAGAAAGCATATTGAATAGCTCATCATTTTGCATTCCTCGAATGCCGAACTTTGCCCCGAACTTTGAAAGAAAGTCCGGTATGTCAGCAGCGAAAGCGGAAATAGTCAAGGCAGAAAAGAACTCATCATAGATACTGCTTTTTCTTTGTTGCCTTGTTTCGGATGGGATTTCTCGCCACAGCAGATATAAAATTTCTATCGCTGCAATTCGAGCGTGCTTTTTTGAGTGGAATTTTGTTGTGATGGTAGTAGGCTCTATCACAAAAGGTTCGCGTCTATGAAGTTTAACATTGCCTGTATTTTGATTGTCAGAGCCGCAATGTAGGGCCTGCAATGCCTTGATGTTGATGGTAGTTTTGAACATTGTTTTGTTATTTTTTCAGATTATTGTTTTGTAAGGCCCTTAATGAGTAGGTGAAACCAAAGGTCGTTTCGATAGCCTTGAAGTATGTCATTTCCTGCCATGTAAGCATCCGAACCATAAGCCTCAATTTTGGCAAAATTAGTGCTTCCTGCCAAAATCTCCTGTTTGGTAAAGTGTGTTAGTTCGGTAGCCATGCCGCGCGTTTTCTCGGTAACGGTGTACCACTTTTGAACGATGGGCAGTATCTCCATTGCCTTAGTTCTGTCGAATAGTACGGGGCCAATTTCGGTTTGTACGGAAAAAATGTCGTTGTTATAATTGACCTCAGCTTTGAAAGAAGTATGCTTTTGGGCTTTGGAGCTTTGAAGTGAACCAACGCAAAAAACAAAGGGCGTTTCCTTGTCAGCTAGTAGGTGCTTCAATAGGTTTTCGCTATTCAGTAGTACCAAGTTTTGTTCACTCGCAAAAAAGCTATATTTTCTAAGCTCTGAAAAACTATCTCCTATCGGTAAGGTAGGCTTGATGCACAAGGCAACATCTATGCTGATATAATCGGAATTGAATTTCAAGCTATCCCAATCCGTGAAATTGGAGGATAGTATTTTCTTACTATATCCGCTTTCGATTTCCTGCCCTGTGAAAGCACAAATTTGAAGGCACTTGAACTGTATGGGTGGATGGTCCAAACCTGATTTATTCAAGTGCCTTGCTATGATGTTACAAGCGTGCTTTTTCATCTACTTGTTCAAGTGCTACGATACAACCTGTTGTTAGGAAAAGTCCACCGATGGAAGCGGCATTTTGTAGGGCAATACGTGTCACTTTCACGGGGTCAATAACACGCATTTCAATCATATTGCCATACTTTCCGGTTCTTGCGTTATACCCGAAATTCATTTCAGGGCTTTCCAAGACCTTTTGGACAATCAAGGTGCTTTCCTTGCCTGCATTTTCGACAATGCACTTGATAGGTGCTTGGAGGGCATTTTTAACGATGTTAATACCCATTGTTTCATCTGCATTTTCACCTACCAAATTTTCAAGGGCTTGGATGCAGCGAATCAAAGCGATGCCGCCGCCAGGTACTATACCCTCTTCAATCGCTGCATTAGTAGCGTGAATTGCGTCATCAATACGGTCTTTCTTTTCTTTGACCTCTGTATCGCTATTACCACCAACGTAGATGATGGACACGCCGCCTGAAATCTTTGCAAGTCTTTCTTTGTAATATTTTTGCTCCGATTCCGTATTAGCAACTCTGAGTTTGGCGTATAGGCTTTGCATCAAGCCCTTGACACTTTCTTGCGAACCCTGAGCATTGATAATTAAAGTCTTGTTCGACTTGATAGAAATAGCCTCACAGCGTCCCAAGTCATCAATTTTGACATCTTCAAGTTTCAGATTCATTTCATCTGAAATGACCTTTGTTCCGGTCATAATGGCAATATCCTTCAAAGCATCCTCTTTTCTATCGCCAAAATTTGGAGCTTTGACAGCAATCATAGGGCGATTATATTGGACAGTTTGCAGCAGCATTGTAGCCAATACCGTTTCATGGAAATACTCAGCTACAACAACAATTGGCTTGCCTTTGGCGGCTACTGCTTCCAAGATGGGAACAATCATTGAAATGTCAACAATTCGTTTATTTGTTACCAAGATAAGCGGATTATCCAAGTAACATTCGTTCCGGTCAGCACGATTGACAAAGTTTTGAGATGTATAGCCCGAATCGAACTCAAAGCCCAACATTTTTTCCAAGCGGTCTTCGGTGGTTTTTGATTCCAAGACTGTGACCATGCCATTGCTTGCCGATTTTCGCACCGCCTCGGCTACTAACTTGCCTACATTCACATCGCCATTTGCAGAAATTTCGGCTACTGTGTCGGTGAATGAATTGAACTCCGATTCATTACTAGTGTCAAATTTGACGGCCATTTCTTGTAAGGCGCTTACTACTGCTTCAACTGCCTTGTCAATGCCGCGTTTCAATCCCATCGGTTGCGCTCCTGCTTGAATGAGCTTGAAGCCTTCTTGAATGATGGAATAGGCAATTACTGTGGCGGTGGTAGTTCCGTCCCCTGCTAATTCGGCTGTTTTTTTGGCGGCTTGCTTCACGAGCTGTACCGCGTCATTTTCTACGTTATCAGATAGGAATATTTCATTGGCAACGGAAACACCGTCTTTAGTAATGACGGGAGGGCCATATTTTTTAGATAGAATGACAGGCTTGCCAGCAGGCCCTAGCGTGCTTGAAACTGCATCGTATAGTTTTTTGATGCCTGCAAGCATCTTTTTTTGAGGGTTTTTGATAACTTTTTTCATCGCTGTTTTTATTTTTAACTTTAAAACAAGTAAGCCCGAAAGACAATCACCTTATCACCGTTAAGAAACGTTATGCAATCTTACAGCACACACTAAGCTTACATGAAAATAGCTAGCATGAACCTATATTTTTCTTCTTGCCGCTCATTTTCGTTTCTTTTTGGTCGTGTCGAGCCGAAAATAGGAATCGAACCTACAACCCCCTAATTACAAATTAGGCGCTCTGCCAATTGAGCTATTTCGGCGTGAATGATGTATGAAGATGTAAAAAATGTTGTTACAAAAAAAGCGACACGGCTTTCAAGAACCGCGCCGCTCAAATTATAGATGTCCGGCCATTGCATAAGGGCAAAGCTTTGAATCGTACCGCATTGGTGCGCACCTAGTGCGTATAAGATTCTGACTTTGGATTTTACCATTTCGGGCATTCACTCTTTTTTGATGGGAACTTTCACCCATCCCCCTCGCTATCCTCTTGAATGTTGTCGAACCAAAAAAAACGAAGGCTTTGGCTTACCCTACCGACCTTAGAACGCATCTTGTTTTCAAGCTGCTACGGCCTTCGTTTTTACAAAAATTATTCAAATGATAAAAATGGACTTGGCAGATACTGCCTATATATGATAAAGTGCTTCGTTTCAAAATATGGGCAACTATCTCCCGACTGCTGCCCACCCAAAATTTACCCTAAAAAACCTAAAATTATTAACAATTGTACACTATATGAACTCCGTCTTAGAGTTATACAAATCTATAGCTTTTAGTCGAAATTTTCAACAAAATTCAAATTTTTCACGCCAAAAATTCAAATTTTCGTTAAAATGTAGTTGATTTTTTGCATAATTTTTGACTTGAAACTGAATAAACTATATTTTTACAAAAATAATATCTATGGATATAAAAGCTTATCTCGAAAAATTAGACGAAATGCAAAGGACTTGCTTCCTTCGAGATTTCGGATTATTTGCAATTTTCCCCAATGAAAAAATTATCAAAACCACCTACGATTCAAATACAGGCTTTGCCTTCTATGCAATGGATAGTAGCATAGGTTTTGATTTTACCGGAAATCTATTCATCACAACCCACCACATTAGCCCTATGGTAAGCCTTAGAAAGATAGCAGAATTTCTAAGTGGTAGAAACATCGTTTGGGCCATTGAGGAAACACAAGCCAGCTCATAATGCAAAAACAAAAGCTTTCCAAGAAAGAGCGCCGCAAGGCACAGAAGTGGCAAAAAATGGCACCGATTGTAAAAACCTACATTGATGCTGATAGGAAGATTGGGGACGCTATGAAGCTATATAGCAGCTTGCAATCAGCTTGGAAAAGTCGAAAAATATTAGACCTTTTCGATAACAAGTATGTCGAACCCGATGCAGGTTATCCCATCGGAGGGGATATTAAAGTACATTCGGGCTTTGCCTTTTATGTATTCGACAATTGCAGTAGCATTGTATCGAAAATTTTCAAGCAATCGGAGGCTGTTGGGCTATTGCCAAAGTCGGACGGATTGATTGACTTTCAAAACCAATTCCCGATTAACGAAAGAACGATGTCCCCTGTGGCTTATATCCATGATATGAAAGACCTCGGTGGACTTGTATGTCTTCACACGGTTATTGTCAAGGTGGATGGAAAATACAAGATGCTCAATATTTTTTATAACCCTGACCAAGTCAATAGGCTGCCCAAGGTCATTGAATTTTTGGTCAATAATCTACTTTTGAATGCAACAATATCATGACCTACTTTCACACATCTTAAAAAATGGTGTGAAAAAGCAAGACCGAACCGGCACGGGAACAATTAGTGTTTTTGGCTATCAAATGCGCTTTGACCTTTCCAAAGGTTTTCCCCTGCTTACTACAAAGAAATTGCACCTGAAAAGCATAATATTTGAATTAATTTGGTTTTTACGAGGCGATACAAATGTGAAATATCTCAATGACAATGGTGTGACTATATGGAACGAATGGCAACGAGAGAACGGCGATTTGGG